AATCTAACAGAAACAGGACATTGTTTACTGATAGTACCATCCTTATGATTAATCTGTTTAAACTTACCTTCTCTTTCTATCCAATAATCTGTACCATTTATTTCAAGATTAAGTTTAGCTTTAAATTTTTTCTGTTTCTTATTTAATACATCAATAGCCCGCATTGTTCTACTACAAACATCATAAATTGTATATGCAATAGAATCCATAAGTGCTGATTTACCTGAATGATTTGGTGCAACAACACCGACAGTTCCATTTAACTTTGTAAAGTCTACTTTATTATTACTACCATAACTAAACATATTATCAAACTCAAATGATTTAACTTTCCAATCTACATTCCTTGTAACATCACCATCATATATTTCCGGTGAATTATTTGTCATTTCATTTATTTTTTGTACACGAGATATTACTTTATCATCTATTCCATCGACATTTCTTTTTAAGAAATCTTCTAATAGTTCATTTTGATAATTTATATCTCTCACATCACCGATGTCTAATTTATTATCCCTATCATCTCCTATCTTAAAAGCATCTTGTCTTTCTGCTACTACTTCTCTTAACTTTGGATATTTTCTTGTTAACTTTATTTGAATTTTTTTAATATCATCAAGAGTCGTGTTCCAATATTTTATTTTAACTCTACCTTTTGGTGGCATAAATGTAAATTCAAATGGTTTATTATTAGTTGTCGAATTTTTTATTTCCCCATTTTCTACTCGTAAGATTTTATATCCATAATCATTCTGAACAGGATGAAATTCGGCTTTCTTTTTTTCCACATCCCATAATAAGAATCCGTGTTCAGGTGCTTCAGCAAAATTCTGTTGAATCAATGAACCTGGATATGCAATAGTTTCTTCTTCATTTAAGAATTGTCTTTTATGTATGTCACCCAACAACACCATATCATATCCTTCAAATGTATCAATCTTTACATGCTCATCTCTTACTACAAAGTTATTATCATATTGATGTTTATCTACACCACCGTGAAATAGAGCAATTTTGTGTTTATTCGTGAGGTTTTTGGGGTCAGGTAGTCCACTTGTCAACTGATTACCTTGTTTATCGTGGTCAAATATAGACATATGACCAAAGTCAATATTATCCATTGTGTAGACACCTGACTTTTTCCAGTAATGTAAATTAGGTGTAATCTTTTGTACTAAATCAACTATAGGTGAAAGTGTATCTTCTCTTGATTTGTTGTTTAGATTACAATCGTGATTACCTGGTATAATAATTGTAGGAGCAATCTTACTTAACTCTAAAAAGAAGTTTGCAACCATTCTTACTTCTTCAGGTGATGTATCGAGTTTACCATGAACAACATCTCCACCAATATAGATAGCATCTGGTTTTAATTGTTTTAGTTGTTTATACAAGTTTTTAAATACCTGTCTATACTCTACAAATCTATGTAATTTTCTAATATGTATATCTGCTAAATGTGCAATTGTTTTAATCACTTAAGTTCTCCTAATTTATTAATGCCACCACCTATCATCAACTTCGACTTTTGTAACATTTGGTTCTACCCATAAGTTTAAAATATATTTACTATTACTCAATGGTATATGTCCTTTATGTTTATGAGTAGCATAAACTGGCCAAACCACCGCAGTACCTTTTTTAGGTTTAATTTTTAATTTCTGATAATACCATTCAGTCTCTCCACCCTTTTCGACATCATTTAAATAAAACATTATTACATGTGACCTTTTTAACCAAGTGTTTGACCTAATATCAAAATCAGAATGAAATATATGATAACCTTGATTTTCAATTTTTTCATATTTTTTTATTAACATATAAGGTTGTATGTTAAAACACCTTTTCAAATATCTCATATTTCTAACTTTAGGTAATTCTTCGACTGGCCAATAATTTATTTCTTTTAGGTTTATAAATTCTCCGTGAAAATCATATTTTTCATCATATCTCATTAATGTATTATAACCAGCATCATATATTTTTTCTAAAATTGGGTCATAGGGTTGCCCATCATAAAATGACATTGAAGAATTTGGAGAATTATCATAATTTTGTCTCCATCTTTTTAAAAGGTCAAAGTCCCAACTATCTTTAATTTCAGGCCTATGTAATCCACCAGTTGTTACTCCTTTATAAGTTTTATAATCTCCGTGATAATGTTCAAATTCATTAACAAGTAAATCACACAAATCATCACTTAAAGCGTTTTCATATATTTCAATAAAATTATCCATTAAGTTCTAATTCTTTTAATATTTTTATTGTTTTTTCCCAACCTTCTGTTTGATAATAACTACAATTATCTGTTTCGTTCATTAGTTTTGCAAGTGGATAATCATTACCACTTTTATCTGTTCTGTCTCCTATAAAGATATATTCATCCATAGATGAAACTATATTATCATCTCTTATGTGACTCAATACTTGTGATTTATCCATCCCCTTCGGATAAATATCAATTGATATTTGTCCACCAAGTACTGCATCTAATTCAGGGAACTTCTCTTTTATAGCAGTAGCTATTTTTTTTCTTTCACCATTTTTATTATCCCACTCAAAAAATATTTCTCTCTGCATTTGATTACAATCTCTACCCACAATACTAAAATTAACCATAGAACCTCTATCCTCAATATGATTCCCATACCTATCTGGATAAGGACTGGCCATTAATACAACATTTAACATTGTCTTTAATTTATCAGTTAATTCAAATTTATTATCATATATTAAATCACAATGTTTTGGGTGAACGGCTGGGTCTGATTGCCAAAATTGATTTCCACAACAAGTAAAAATACCACTTGAATGTATTTCCATACTATTCATTTGTTCTTGTAACTTTGGTAAATCAGAACCTGTAACTAAATAAAAATTATTTCTTTTGACCCATTCTTCAAAAAAGTTTTTAAATTTTTCTGTCATTTGTAGTCTCGATGGTGTTAATGTACCATCAACATCAAATATATATATTTTTTCCATTATGCTCCTATTTTCATTTTAATAAATGAAACTATCTCACCTGCTATATTCTTTTTTGTGAAAGTTTCCATACCTTCGAAACCAGGATTAGAATTAACCTCACATATTTTATAACCATCCCCATCAAATAATAAGTCAACTCCTGATATATCTAAATCAAGTGCTTTAGATGATTCAATTGATAACCATTCAATCTGTTCATTTACTTCATATGGGATACCTTCACCACCCCTTGTAATATTAGCTCTAAAATCATCATCAGTAGCTTGTCTCATCATACAACCTACTACTTTATTGTTTACGACTAATACTCGTAAGTCTTTACCCCAAGTATCTTTTATAAATTCTTGAATGATAATATTATAACCTGGTTTTGTTAATTCAGCCATAGTTAAAAGTTGTTTAAATTGTTTTTTAGTTTCTGCTAAAAATACACCTCTACCATAACTACCACTTATTGTTTTAACTATAACTGGAAACCCAATATGTTTTTCTACAAAATCTACATCAATTGGATGTTTTAATAACATAGTATTTGGTATGTCTAAATTTGATTGTGCTAATATTTGGTGTGAATATAACTTATCTTTTACATTATCTATTGCATCACTTGTATTAATTACAGGTACTCCCATTCTTTCAAAGTGTCGTATAACTGCTTTTATATGGTATGTTGTTCCACTACCTGTTCTTGGAAATACAAACTTTGGTAAATCACTCGGTTCACCATTTACTAATATTGATTGTCTATTTTCTTTGTTTACAAAAATATCAATTGTATTTGGGTCTACAAGTTGAATCTCAATATCTTGTTTTTGAAATTCTTCAATTAGTCTATTGGTTTCATAAGCTTTCCAAAACTTATCTTTAACTAATATCCAACCAAATCTACTAGCCATTCAATCTACCTTTTATTATATCTGAAAATTTTGATTGTTTAACATCACAAGTTAATTCCCAAAATTTATTAAAACCTAATTCGGAAGGGTCTTTTTGTCCCAACTCTAATAAGTATGCTTTGATTCCGTAATCCATTAAAAATTTAGTTAGTTTAACAGCATCTTGTTGTGCGTCTTGGTCAAGTGCAACATATATTGTTTTTACTTTCTTTTCTATTAATCTTTTTACTAATGTTTTACTTGGAAACTTACCTAATAAAGGTATTACATTTCTTCTAATTGAAATAGCATCAAACACACCTTCACATAAAACAATTGGTTCATTCCAATTTATGAATAATTCAAAACACACTGTATCTTTTGACATTGGTGGATTTTTATATTTAAATTTTGAATTTGGAAACATATCTCTTGCTATAAAATAATTTAATTTACCTTCTACATCATAACTTGGTATAATAATTCTATTTCTATAATCACCACCATCACAATAACCTATAGAATACCTTAAAATTTCTTTAGCACCTATACCTCTTTTATTTAAATAAGATAATGCATTTTTATATAAAGGGTCATTACTTTTTTTCCATAATGGTTTGTAAAATTGAGGTAAAGATACTTGATATTCAGTAACTTCTTTTTTATCTTTAGAATAAGAAACATATTCATTAAGAAGTTTTAAAGCTTCTTTTATAATCTCTCTTGATGCATTTATTTTTCTTAATAAAATTGATATTTTATGACCACCTTTATTACATACCCAACAATGCCACTTTTGAGTATCAAAGTTTACTTGAAGTTTTTTCTTGTGATGATTACAAAATGGACAATGGAAAGCATTCTCTCCATTTTTCATTTGGTAACTATTACCTAAAACTTTTTCTAATAATGATGTCAATTCGTATTTATACATTTATACAATATACGAAAGATTTAGTATATAAGTCAAGCTTTTTTATTTTTATATAAAGACATAACTAAACCATCGTACATATCGATATTTCTTTTATCCCAATTTCCTCGTGTAGTTGTTTTACACCATTTAGATGTAGTGTACATTTTTTCTATTTTTCTTTTAACTAAATCTTTAGCTTTTATACCTTTAACTCTTGCTACTCCAAATACTTGTTTCCGAGCAGTCATTGGATTTATATTATGAACTTCAAATTCAAAATTTTCTAATGTAAAACATAATATAGCATTAAATTTAGCTAACTTAATTATTGTTTGTTGAGATGTTCTTCCACCAGCAAAACCTGATAGATTATCTTCAACATTAATGTCCATCACATCATCTATATATTTAGATTGATTTAAAAATTCAATAACCTTTTCTACTTTGTCTCTTGTTGTTTTTTCTTTTTTGATGTCGATGAATCCCATATCGAGAATCTTCTTATCTTCTGTGAATGCATATCCGACACAAGTTGTTGATGCATCTAATCCTAATGAAACCATTTGTCTCCTATTTAAATTAGTCCTTTTTGTTTAAATCTATTTTTCCATTTAGTCCAATTCTTTTGACCAAAGTCTTCTGCCTCTATCTCATACTTGTTGTCTTTATATTCGTCTTTATCCATAGATATCTGTAAATTCATTTCGTATTCATACATTTCTTTGAACTTTTTCCAACCATATTTTTTAGCATCCATAGCGTGATATATTTCGTGAAGCATTGTAATCAAAAACTCTTTTAATTGTCTGTTTTTAATAGTTTTATATCTTGTTGATAACTCTAATGTTCCTCTATCTACATCGTAATGTGCGTGATTTTTCATTGATTTCTGTTTTACTTTAACACTACCAACTTTATAATATTTTAGTAATGTTGAAATCATTTGATTTTTATTATTTTGTGATATAAATTCTTTTATTAACATATTACATACAATATACGAAAGTTTTATTTAAAAAACAAGCTAAAAATCTATTTGAATTTTAAATGTCATTTTTTGATTCATTAATTTTTGAATTGGTGATGGTAATCCAGCAATCATAATTAATTCATTTTCTTGATTATAAATACCTATTTTACTAACATAAGTTTTAAATTCATTTGTTCTAAATAGTGGTTTAATTGTATAATCTTTTACATTTCTAATACTTCCACTTTGATGATAAGATGGTAATCCAACATTAATCTGTTCCATTGTATTATGTTCGTAATTTTGTCCACCTGTAGAAAGAGGATTTTCATATCCTCTAGAATCATTAAACTTTGTAGTTTCTATACTTCCACTGTATAATACAGTAGGATTACTTGTTGTATTATATTCATGTGCCTCTAATACACAACTAATTTCCATTGTATTTATTGTAGTCGTTGATTCGAAAGACATTGAAACACTTCCTGTAAGATTTGGATAACTCTTACCTGATTTAAAAGAAGCCGTTTCTGTAAGGACGGCTAATCCGTGTTCATAAAAAATATTTCCAACATAGTTATCTGATGATGATATTGAAGTTGCTCCACTTTGAGATAATATTAAATTACCTGTTCTATTAGTTGGGTATAAATTACCATAACCATCATCTCTTATAGATATGTCAGTTCCACCATCAGAAGCTGTTAATGAAAATGAACCAGGTTTTATTCTTTCACCATAAACACTACCCGATACTGAATATAGTACTCCTGAATTATTAAATTTATTTTTATGTTGAGGATTTGGGGCTTCTTGAGTATAAGAATACAAAGTACCTTTATTAGTAGATGTGCAATTTCCACCATAAAAATGACTTTTATAAAAAAGATGATTTAAAGCATTGTAGTAAGCGGCTGTTTGTACTTCTCCATCAGAACCTTGTTGATATTGAACAATTGATAGCCCATTAGATGAGCTATCAATTGTCGTAGTTTTATTTACTTGATTCTGTGAATATTGAATATCACTAGGTGAGAGTAATTTAGACATAACATATCCATATCCCTCTAACCATCAAGTTTAGCAGCGATTGTTAATTCCTTATTAAAGTTTTTCTTTTGAGGAACATTCAACTTAGCTACTGCAATCAACTCTCCAAAACTATTGTATAATCCAATACCACTAACATATACAGTTGGGTCACCTTGCATATCTTCTAATATGTCACCAAGTGTTGAACCGCTTTGGATAAATGTTGGGTTAGATGTAAAGTTATATTCATTATGATACATTCTACAATAGTAAGTTGTTTGATTTAAATCTTGTTCACTTCTTAATGTAATTGAACCACTTTGAAGAGCTTTTACAAGTTTCATTTTATTGTCAGCTGTACCATCACTTCTTCGGTCAACTGCAAATCCAAAAGATGTATCACTGTATTTTGAACCTGATGTTACACCACCAACACCTTCAGCTGAACCTGTAGGACCTGGTATACTTGCAGATAATTTAGTTGCTGATAGAATAATTGTTCCCAAGTTTGGATAAAAATGTCCGTACACTGTATCCCACTTTAGATTTCCTCCGATATCATCGGCTGAAGTTGTACCACCATTAAGAGCTCCTCCACTACCTGAAACTACATAATAGTAATCACCAGCTATTGATGGGAATCTACTTGCAGTATAGTTTGTTAAAACTAATGTATGAGGTGTACCTTTGGTTGCAATTGCACCGGCCGCACCTGAACCTGTGATAGAACCACTTAATTCAAGTGTGAATTTAGTGTGAACTCTATCTTTCATTTTATCTGTTTTAACTACAAGACCATATATTTCATCTTCTTGAAATGAGTTACTTCCAGAAATGTCAGTAAAGTTGAATTTAGCATAAGGGTCATCTAACAATATATTAGAAAATTGTTTATATATTGTTTCCGTCTCCCTTAAGTCATTCGTTCCACCATTAGAACCATAGTTATTAGCACTTCCAAAGAAAACATCAAAGTAAGACACTGCAGAAGCGTCTGAATTGACTTTATCCTGTATTGTATAATAATAAGAATTATTAGAAGAACTAATCGATGCGGTATAAACAGAACTACCTGCTAATTGTCCTGCACCGTTCGCGAATATTCCAGCAGTCAACTTTGTTGTATCTGTAAAAATATCATTATTAGTTAGTTGTTTAAATATTGTTGCCATTCTTCATTTCTCCTTATTTATTATGTTTGGATAACACTGTTAGGTTCAACTGTCACAGGAACTTCAGACCTTGCGTTTGTTGAAGTACCGATTATAATAATTTTGGTTTCCCAATTATAAGCTGTATTATTCCATTTAGGTGTCACTTCGATTGTAGCATTAGTAGCAACTTCAAAAGCTTTTGCATAAGTAAATCCAGATTGACCTATAAAGTTTTGAACTGCTAATGGGTTTACATCTATCATTTGAGCACCTGGAGCATTTATATCAGCTTTGGTGTTATCCAATAATATTACTTTCATTCTTGGTTCGTCAATACCTTGAATAGTAACATTCAATTGAGTAACCGACTCTATGAATTTTAACTCCACAGATGTCGGATTCAGAACGAATGTAGCCATTCTTATTTGACCTCTATCTAAATCTTTAATTAGATTGTATTTAGCCTGAAATATAGCACTTGTTACAGGCTCTAATAATGGAAGAGCTTCTATCGCTTTTCCATAATACAAATTTCCATCGGTATGACCAGTATTCCACAAGGAATAATCAATTTCATCATCCAATGGAGAAAATCTTGCTATTGTAAATCTTGTTTGGTCTGTTAACAGATACTTCTTACCTAAGTCAGTAAGCTTCGCGTGTACTGTTACAACACCATTTTTTAATTGAAATCCCATTATTAATCTCCTTGATTTTTTTCAAAACTCATATTTTGGATCTACTTATAAAACATTAGTTTTATTTATTCGTATATAAATATATAATTAATTAAAAAATTGTTTTATTTTTGTTCAGTTTTTTTATGTTTTATGGTTCAACTTTTAATCTATTACTTGTTCCAGTACCACCTACATCAACTGACCAGATAGCACCATTCTTATTTTCACTTTTTAATTGACCTGTTGGGTCGTTGTGAGTTAAATTTTCACCAGTTTCAATCGTACCTTTAGCTTGTTCTTCTATTAATCTTTTATCAATGTGATGACCAATCCAATTATCAGGATAAGTAATTTCACCAGTAGTATAATTTATATCTACTCTTGAAGTTCTACCTTGTTCAGAATTTTTAAAATGATTTGAATTTGATGTATCAAAATCTTCATATTCAAACATTTTATGCCCTTCACTCCAACCACCTTGTGTTTTTACTTTGACATTTATTTGTTTAGGTGTTCTACTACTTATAATTTCTGTATCTCCTATAAATTCACTAATAGCACCTCTTTCTTCAAAATAAGATTGTTCTTTTAAAGTGTAAGGATTAAGTTTAGCGAAATTATCATTATTACTTGAACCCCTATGTACATATTTATCTATAATTTCTTGTTGCATATTTGTTCCAATAACACTATCAAAGTTTGTATTACTATCTGTAGTGTTTCCTTGTAAATTACTTTGAACTTCACCACTTGGGATATAATTATCATTGGAAATTGATAAAGCAGTAGCTGTATCAACAGTTGATACTTGTGTATTTTCAGTAAGTCCAACTTGAGATTGAACATCAAGTACATCAGCAGAATAATCTACAAATACATCTCCACCAACAGTTGCATAATTTTCAGTTAAACCTCCAACTGAAGTATCTTGGGTAGGTTCAATTTCTATTTCAGATGATGACATATCAACAACTTCAGTAGAAGTATCTATGTTTCCACCAGTTCCAACATCTTGAGGTTCTGAAGATAATTCAACTAATTCAGTAGCTGTATCTATACTACCCTCTATAGTACTATCGGTAGATGATTCTAATTCCGTACCTGGAGTTTCTATAGCATTACTTTCGTAAATTTCATCAATTTGACTTACCATATTTATAGTATCTATAGTAGGAACAGTATCCTCACTTACAACATTTAAATTACCAGTAAGACTTGTATCATTTATACCATAATCTTCTGTCATATCACCAATTATATTTTCAGAAATAGCTGAACTATTCATACTTTTATTTTCAGAAAGAGTTATAACAAATGAATTTTCATTTATAGCTTCACTGTTACTTGTATTTAAATTTATTTCATCAGAAGGACTGAATGTAAAATCAAGAATGTCTCCTTCATTATTAAAAATTGATGTTTCAATATATTCATTTTCATATGAAATATTATCTGTAGATTCTATAGAACTTTCAGATGTTGCTTCCATACTGTTTTGTACATTCTCATATATTTGGTCTAATGAACCTTCAGAAATAGTAATCATTTCTGTACCAGAATTTATATCAGTATTATCTGATATTACGATTGTAGATTCAGGTGATATGTATAGTTCTTGAGAATCTAATGATGCTTGTAATTCATCTGTAAAATTTACATTTGATTCATAAGATTCTTGTTGTAATCCTGACATTCCGACTTCATCTTCAAGATGTGTAGTTCCTGATATAGGTTCATTTATTTCCGTAGAACCTATTCCGACATCTAAAACTTCGTCACCATTAGTATTTACAAAAGTTTCTTGTAATGCCGAATCAGCAGTATTAAAATTGGTAAATTCTGTTGTTGAAAATTCTATTATACCTGCTTCTGCACCTTGAGAACCACCACCTGTTCCGAAACCTATTTTATTTCTATGTAAAGAAACATTTTCAAGTGTTATCCCTTCATCCACTTCAACATTTTCTGGTAATATTTCTCTTAAAGCATCCCATAAATTTTTAGGAAATATTTTACTCATCCTTCTATTAAAATCATTTATATCAATAAAATCTTTTCCGAGTGTGTCATAAAATTTATTTCTCAAAGTATCTAAATCAGTATAATTCTCACCGTGAAAGTCAGAAGGAGTAGCTAATAATTGACCCATATCAACATCTGAAAAATTATCTGTTAAGAAATTATCAAACAATGATGAAGGTGACAATCCAAATTTTACAACTGATTTTGGTTTTTGTTTTATATTACCAAATTCATCTCTATCAGGTTCATTTATTAAATTATTATTATATAAACTCAACCCATTACTTTTAATATTAGGTGATGAACCTATGTTAACAGTTTTTGTACTTCTGTTATTACTTAAGTTTATGTTTCTTGGATTAAATCTAAAAGTAGTTATTGTCTGTTTTCTAATACTTGGAGTTGTAAAACTATGTATACCAGATGATAAATCTTGATTCAGAGGATATACATTATTAGGAAATTGGTCTGTTACTCTTTTTGATATTTGTTGTGTTGTAGAATTAGAACCAAGTTGTTTAAAATCATATCTATAGTTAATTTCTTCAAAACCATACGGTGAAGAACCATTTGATGTATTATTAAAATTAAATACTCCGTTAAAAAAAGCACCAACATCTAAAGAACCACTTCTTGAAGAAATCATTCCTATAGAACCAGTAAAACTAGTTCCATAATGAGCTCTAAATCTATGATAAGCCAATGGTGGTACACCATCTTTGTAATTTTTAGCTAATGAACCTGTTAAAGTAAAACTTGAACTATAAAAATTATCAATCTTATCACTATCATCACCTCTATGTGCAAGTCTCATCGTGTAACTACCTGTATGGTCAGCAGAAATTTCTGTTTGTTGTAATTGAAGATGCCATAATTTCCTATTATCAGATTGATGTAGAGTAGGAACAGATATAGAATGACTTACAAAACTTGAACTTAAACTTCCTGTAAGTTGTGTATTAAATGACCATTCAACCCAATGGCCAGATTGAGATGGTACTAACGATACTTTCCACATGTGTTGGTCTCTTACTCCAGATATATGTAACAAGTCTTGAGTTGATTTTTGGTCTGATGTTGAAAATATAAATGATAGTCCAGTTGAGTCTACTTCAAATATATCACTTACAGGTCTATCACCAGTAAAAGGTACACTAAATCTATTATTATTACTATCAAAATTTAATAAATGTAAATCTTCTTTTCTTTCTTGATAGTTGTAATTATCACCAACTACACTTCTTAAACTAGCTGATTCTAAATTAACTAATCCAGGAGAAGATTGTATTGCCTGACTATCAGATGAAACTACATTTGATACTGTAAGTAAATCTGGTGGTATACCAAAAGTCGATAATAAAGCTCTTACAGAATTTTCAGTTCCTTTTGATTTATAAATGTAAATAAGATTATTTAAAATATGTCTCCAAATAGTACTTGTGACATCTTTATAAGATAATCCTGCGGTTTCTTCACCGACATAATACTCTAATAAATTTTTAAAACTATTTGAATTTATAAACGACCAACCAAAATTATCACCTATATTTTTTAATAATAAATCAGGAACTGCTTTTTGTGGGTCATAATCTCTTGAATTTATATTTAAATAGTTATCAATATAATTTTTTAATACATCATACTGGTCACCCATTAGGGACATAATTTTTTGAATTAATTTATTTTCATCTTCTTCTCGAACATGTCGAGGTAAATTCATAAATAAAGAATGAATATTATTACTATCATAATCTTTAGCTTTTGCTAATGATGAAGAATACCAATCTTGAACTATTTGAGAAGATGTAGAATATAAATGTGAAAATGGAATTACATCCGTTATACTACCAGTAGCATTTGAATAAGAAGCACTATACAGAGTGTCTTCTGTAAATATTTTTACATCTGTTATAAGAGATGATGTTAAAGGTGCATTATCATCAGAAGATGTTACATGATATACTCTAAATAATTCACCGACTGGCATAACTGATTTATTTTCATAAGTTACATAAGGTTCTGTAAAAGTATTCATAAAAGTTGAATCTATTTCATAAGAACCTGTGATAGAACTACCACTTAATATTTCAAAAGAATTTCCAGAAGTATCTTGAGCAGTTGTATCAGTTAATAAACCTGAATTTTCAGCTGGTCTCCAATAAGATTGAGAAGCTGCATAAATATATCGATGCCAACTTCCAGTATATGTCATATTCGCAGTTGGGTTTACAATGTATTCTTGATTTAAACAATCAGGTGGTATATTAAAAGAACCTGATAAGTTTGAATTTTCCCATTCTGGATTTTCTTGCCATTTAGCTAAAAATGATAAGAAAAATTTTCCATTGTGACTTGACATTGGATAATCTTCAACACGATATTTATTTGTAAATATATCAGCTCTCCCATCTTGATTATCCATAGCTCTTCTTACAGTTAAGTTATCGATTGAACCAGAAAATTCATTCGCAAAAATAGCTAATACATTATCTCCATTCTGACCTGCTGTATTATCTCCTTCTTGATATATATTTGTATTCGCAATTTCACCCTTTTGATAACCCGTTGATGTAATTGTAAATGTTTTTGAACCACCCGTATAATTACCATTACCACCATAACCTAATTGAAATGTTAAATCACCATTAGCTTCTTTATCAACTACTTGAAACTCTACAACATAATTTTTTCCTGATTCAAATGGAGCTAAACCTAATTGTTCACCCGCTGTAGTATACTCACTTGCAGTTATTTGATATATTGGGTTTTGAGTTGAACCAGCATTAATGGTTTCTAATTTTCCTCTATCAACTCTCCAATTTGCAGTACTTGAACCAGTATACCAATAATCGTGAATATCTTCTTCAAATGAACCTGTATCAAAACTACTACTAACTACAACATTATCACCAACTGTAGAAACCTTATATACTAAATTAATTCCTTCAAAGTTTGTTAATACTTCACCATTACCATTTAAAGAATTAAAGTTTTCATTAAAACTACCAGTAATAGCAGGAACTTTACTATAATCTCTACCAGCATTTGGAAAAGAAGCAGTTGATTCAAAATCATAATACATCCATTTTTCAAAAGGTGTGAATCCAAGAATAGTATTATCTATTTTTGTAAATAAATTTTTTCTATGTGTAAAAGTTGAATCTAAAGTTGATGAAGTTACTTCACCCAATGATGTACTTATTTCACTATAGTAATCTTCTATTTTTTTTACTTTTGAATAAAAGTTTTTTATTTTATGCTCAGCTGAACCAAAATGTGTATGGTTCGAAATTGAAGAATAATCTATGTTATTAACATCTAAACTAGATGAAAATATATTTTCTAATAATTTAGTTTTTTGTGTAGAAGTAATAGCTGTATCATTTATTATCTGATTGTAACTTTCAGCATCATCATTTAATTGAATTTCACTATCAGGTAAATTACCAATTGTTAAATAAGATGGTTTTGGGTCTTCGTGATATGCTTCAAAATAAGTTACTTCTTGTGTTTGTGAAGACCATATTTGTCTAACTAGTTGTATTTGGTCTAATACTTTTATTAAATTTGGTACAGCATTATTAAATTTTAAAATTAAAGAATTTTTATCAAAAGATACTTCATCAAATGCATAATTAATAGCTCTTGTTAGATTAGCTTGTTTTCTATTTAAGATAAATAAATTAGCATCAAATTTACCATTTTCATCTAAATTTGTATTTTCAAAAGCTGTGAAAAAATCTTCTGTTAATTCCCAACTAGCGTTATCATCTTCTCCATCTGTATGTTTTGATAGTAATCTAATTTCTTTTCGAGAAGTTGATATTTCTTTAACTAAAAAACGAGGTTCAGTTAAATTAAAATTAAAAGTTTCTGTATCCCATAAATCTTGAACAAAATGAAAAGTAAATTTATATTTTCCTGTACCATAATCACCTCTTGGGTCTTTTTCAAGAATATCATTAGGTTTGACAAATATATTACCTTGAGAATCTTTGTAATAAGGAACTTGAAGAACATCTGCCCAATCTTGTTTAGTATTGTCACAAGATATTTCGGCTTCACCATATTGTGTACCACCACACACAGGCTCACTTGTAGTCTCTACATCATAATATGGAACACCTTCACTATTTTGATAGATTGGCGTTCCGTCCCATAAAGTGTCAGACCTAAAATGATTAAGAATTTTACCATTATCATTTTCAAGGGTAACACGCATATAATGGCCTTCATCAGGCTTCCATACAGTATATTGTAAATCTGGTTCTTTTATTAGATTTAATATATTATCTGGTAATGTGTTTTCTATATTTGGCATCTTCTCTCTCTAAAATGATAAATCTTCTACATTAACAGCTGGTAATTCACTTGGGTCTTCTCGTGTAATAGGTTTATCAAATCCAGCTTTACTAACCTTATAATCACCTATTACTATTCCCCTATTGTCGTTACCACTACTATCTTGAACAGTAATTCCATCTATATAATCAAAATTTAATTCACTAATACAAGATTCCATTAATGGCGTATTACTATTGTTACTTATAAATAGCGTACCGACACAAGTTCCTTCAGGATAAGTTGGATTTTCTGCAAATCCTCCGACTTCATTTTCTAAATCATAAAATTTATTATACTCATTATAATTTACAAATGTTTGACCTGTGACCATACAACTACCACCATCTGGACAATCAGTTCCTTCAGGACTATAATCACAAAATCCTCCGTGATATTTATGATAGTATCCATCACCACCACAAATCAGTAAATTATCTCCAGGTCTCATTTGACCTGGATAAACTCCCTCTTCACACTCTCCAAAAGTATCACTACAATTTAGAGTATTTCTTAATTCAGGTAACATTAATAAATCATTCATATCATACGGTTCTGTAAAATATCTAAATTGTGCTAAATCAACTTTACCAAGATGGTCACCTAACTCATCAAGATATTGTCCAGGTGTGTTAGCATATGCTTGTAGTGATTGTCCTTCTCTCACAATTTCATGTTCACTAAAAAAATTATCTTTAACTAAACTTTTTGTACTTTGAACATATTGACTTGTTCTTGATATACCACCTATTATTGGAGATGTTTCTGGCCAAGGTATGTAGGTGTAATCATTTCCACCCAAATCACTAAAATCTTCGACATAAGCATTATCACTATTCAAATTAATTTTTATAGTTACAGCTTTCCATCTCAAAGTTTGAATCCAATCATTACCAGCATTGAAAACTTTATTTGGATTTCTAATATAACTAAATACTATTGCTTTAATAATTTTTATACCAGGAGTAGTATACTCGTGACTTGCAAAATTATATCGCCAACCTTCAGTATCTCCTTCAGTCCAATTATTATGGTTGGAATCATAATAATAAAATAAATCAACTATGTCATGTGTACCTTCTTCTTGCATCAATAATAATTCAGTATATGTTTGTGGAAAGTTTTGCATTATATCTACCCAATCGATATCGGTGTTTATAGCATTCCAATCAGTAACAAAAAACATAAATCTTTGATTTTTTAGTATACTATCATTTATTTCAATATAATCTAATCCTGTTTGTTTTGTATACCCATCTAAATAATCTGGAAACCAAGCCGCAGAATCTTCCGCTATTCTAAAAGTTAAATCGATAATATTTGGAGCAGTTGTGTATACATAATCGTCACCATACTCATAAAAACTTTGTAAATCATAATCCCAACTTTCAGAAACTGAAACATAACTAATTGGTCTAAATTGTAACACATCACTTCTTCTCGATAAAAAAGATGCATCAGAATCCGTATAAAATGGCATTTCATTTACACCATATTCTAAACTACCAGTTGAAAAGAAAGACATATAATTAATATCAGTATTAGGATTTAAATTTATAAATTCGGGTTGAGAAGCTACATTAACATAAGTCGAATCTAAATTAGAAGGATAATTTTCCAGTAAATATGCCTCGTCATCTAAACCACTTAAAGTTATTACTAATCCATCTACTTCATAAGCCGCACTTTTTTTATCATCACCGAACCACCCACCTTCATCTGATTCAGTTCCGTGATTATCTTGTCTTGTAGGTGGAAGAGGAAAAGTATAAGTAGGACTTACATCATTCTTAGTATATGAACCTGAAACAAAGTTATTATCCTTATCACGATAACCTGGTTTTGCAGTTATGAGCCATCCAGGATTACCCCATTTAAGAGTTACACTTGGTATACCTCTATTTGTCATTAAATCATAAAAATATTTTTTAGGTATTTTAAATTTTTGAAATGACCTATTTCTCCTATCTTTATTACAATATCCAGTTTCTTCAGCGTTACCATGCATTTTTATAACAATCCATATATTAGAATCATCACCTATTCTCTGAACCTTGTCTGAAAAATTTTGCATGTCATCACTAAAAACTTGTGTAGGATTAAATTGGTTACATACAGAACTACCTAATTCGATTTCAGATGGTCTATTTATATTATTAATTGATAGCTCTGACCAAGTTCCTCCAGTACTATGGTCTCCACAACAATCACACCCATCCCAATGTTCTATACCTTCTCTAGTACTACAAGTTCCGTGTTCTATACCAAAATTATTATCACCAAAACAAACATCACCTTCACCAGAATCGTGATTGTGACAACCTTCATTCCATCTTAAAGGACCGAACAATTTATTTTCGTTATTACAATATCCGTCTATAATTCCACCATCTTCTTCATCAGCAATAAAAGGACTTACATCTTCATCAAAAATATGAACATATAGTTTACCATCTACAGTGTCATAGTTTTGTCTATTGTTTAAAAATATTTCATTGATTGTAAGTTTAAGTCCTTTCCAAGGCCACATAAAACCAGGATATGTAGAAATACCTAATTCATTTAGATATGTTCCTTCACTTAAAGAAAATAATTCTCTATTACCCTTAATAGAAGTATCCATTATAGTTCCATATTCAGTATTAAAATTATACTGACCATTTGCTCCTCTATAAGGTTTCTGTCTATGTATTATTTTATCAAAATCTGCCATTAAAATGCCTTCTCGTCACTAGTATTTTTCGATTCTATTATTATAGGATTTCTTTCTGGTTTTCTACCATCATCAAACTCTATCCTATAATCACCTACACCTAATCCTATGTTTTCATTTCCACTCTTGTCCTCTGAAAGTCCGCTGATAGATTGATTTAAGTCAGTATCTATTAATAAAGATGAGTCTTTATAATTACTATCAGTTACAGGTGATGTTAAATCTTTTTCATTCCACATTCTATTAGGAGGACCGAATGGGATTCTACCACTACCTTGCATAATTTGTGTAAAATTACCAAATCTATCAACTCTTGGTAAAACTGGATAATAATATCCATCAATCCAACTTTGGTCGGATTCCTCATCTATAATTAGTTCTTCAGTTATTAAATTTGTTTTTTCTTTTATTGATAAATCCCAAACATAAATTGAACTATTTTGATTTATTCCCAAGAAACCAAGTGATTGAGTATCCCCATTAGGGTTGTAAACATATTCAAATTCATATGGAACATAATTATATTCATTATAAAAAGTTAAAAATTGTATTTCTTGATATCCATTTTCATCTATAAATCTTACTTGAGGTGAATAGCTATCATTTATTGTTCCTTCATAAAAAGCTTTACAACTAATAATATAAGTTTTACCTTCTTCCCAAGTATAATTACCAATAAATTGACCTGATGATTGTGGGTCATTGAAGTTTATAGAACTACCGGCAGTTTCATTTTTATCATTTTCTAAATGTGTAATTTTTATCATTTTAATTCCATCATATTCTTCTACACTATCTTTTTCAATAAATTCAAAATCGGAAAAATAAGGATTAGGATTTAAGACAATATCTGAATTTACTAATTCATTATTTAAAAATGATTGTTGATTTAATGATACTCCAATTCTATCTTCAATTGTAAAATCTTTCGGTATAATATTTTTCCAATATCTATCAGAACTTGGATTTCCACCATAAGATTCTATACAATCAGTATAGTCAATATCTTCTATCGTATATGGAGAAAGTGTATCTCCCAACTCAAGTTGAGCTCCCCATACATATAAAACATCACTTGTATTTCCAGGTTGGTCTCCACCAGGTCTACCAAATGGTGAAACAATTTGTACATTAATATATTGTCCAAAAAGGTCAATATCTTGTGTAGTAAATGTTCCATATATTCTATGCCACTCACCAATCATATCAGCATTTATTGTATTACTTATATCTACTGTTCTATGTCCAGCATATGTAACATCACCTTGATAATCCCATTGATTATCTTGATTCGCTATTCCACCATCTATCGTATAACAACCTTGATAACAAGAATAATGTTCTATAGCTGAAGAATCATTAGGTACACATTCTGCACCATCCCATTCACAAAATATTCCCATATCACACTCTTCTTCTAAAAATGTGTTACACCACTCTTTGTCGACTATACCATTAGGAGTTTGGTCTAAAAATTCTTGAGTAATACAATATTGAGATGTTGTTGGGTCACCATAAGTAATAATACCATTACCTTGATTATTACCATGTTGAGCCCAATCTGAATTATTACATACTTGATTTGCATTCATTCTAAATTCTGGTTGGTCAAGGTCTTCACCAACTTGATTTCCTTCAGGTATATAAACATATGTTGAAAATGTATATGTTTGTCCTTCTTTAAGATTTGGATTATAATGGTCTGATAATGAACTCAAACCATTGTAATTTAATCCTTTACCCAATCCATCTTTTGTTATTTTAAATTTATATCCAAATCTAATATCGTTAGTATCTGTAGTACTACTGACATCAAATAATTTTGTTGCAGTATTAGTTCCATCAGGTGCTAAAACTTCAGTTGTATTCCCTACATCCTGTGAGTGATTTCTATAATTCATTCCAGCTTCAGGATTATTTAAAGGAATTGTATCTACAGCACTGTATATATCACAATTAAAACCTAACATTTGCCACATATCAATTGGTTTAGTAAAGTATCTATTTTGTGACATATCAATATTACCTATATGATTACCAAATTCAGAATATTTTTGGAAATCACCTTGATTTATCTGAACTGTAGAAGAAGGGTTATTTAATGAACCATATTGGTCTACACTTCCACTAAAGAATCCTTGAACTAATGATGAAGATAATTGTAAAGGAACATCATTAGAATTTTCATAAACATATGTTTTAATTTTATCATCACTTTGTATTTGTTCATTGAAAGAAAATATATGAGCACCTGAACCAGTAAACTTACTCATTTCTTCACCAATATAATCTTCTTTTAATAAAGCTAATGCATATTCAGATTCTAATCTATCATTGTAATTTTGAAAATTTAATTTAAATGGATTTTGTTCATCACCAACATATCCTAATTGTCTTTTTATAGATTTAAAATAAATACTATCTTCTGATATACCACCAACAAATGGAGTACTATCATTGTAAGGAATAAAAGTATATCCAGCACCACCGACTTGTTCGTGTTCATTTTCATAACCAATGTTTTTACTAACTTTAAATCTAACTAAAAATTTATGATGTTTATCTATTCCCATAACTCTACCAACTTGTGCTAATTCTTCAGGAATACCTACTTCATCACATTCATCACCACACGCATATAAACAACTTACATAAGATTCTGTTTCTTCGTATAAAGGCCAAACATTAAATCCAGAACAAGCATCTTGACAATAAGATTCGCAATCTGCAGGATTATATCTAACAACCCTAAACATTCTACCAGTCATTTCATATATTCCTGGTCTTTCGTAATTATGTGTTAATACACTATCATATCCAAGTTGAAATGGTTCAGTATCATATTCCATACTTGTACCATCACCCCAATCTATAAAACCAACATAAAGATTTTCATTATAAACTAAATCTTCAAATGCATCTTTTTCTTCAAACATTATTCCATTACCATATTCTCTAGCATAAAAGTAAAATTGAACTTCGGTTCCGGCTGTTGTTTCGTTATAATGTTCTGGTTGTAATTTAGGGTCATAGTATTCAAATACAGTAGAATAATTTCCAGATAATCTATATGATTCTCCTGTAAAACTCATTGGAGTTCTTGCATCAACATCAGGAATAAAATCACCAGCTCCACCGTGAACAACTGTTTGGTCAAATGGACTTATATAAGAACCTGATGCTACAGAGTCCCATCTAACTAAATCTTCATATCCATCATCCGTTTCTCTGTATATAAAACATCCTAATTGAGGACGCTCATCTAAATCTACACTTTCAATTCTTCTTCGAGAGTTATTTAATGGTACATTCAAAGTTTCTGGAATATTAACACCCTGCCAAGGTAGATATCGTTTTGGTAATGTTTGTTTGATTGGAATAACATAATTTATATCTAATCTTTTAGCATTATATCCAGTTTCAGTTCCACCTGATACATCATCATCAGGAACTGATGACCAATATGTATCAAAGGCTTGCATTACAACTTTATAAGTACCTACTTCTGAAAATCTATGTGTGTGTCCATACATTAATAAATCTTTAACCCAATTACCTTCTCTAGTATTACCATCACCTGTACAAGGCCAATTGTCTGGATGTTCACACGCTCTCACACAATCTGTAGTTCCACTATAATCAACACCATCTATAATTGTACCATCAGGCCAAGGTAGTTGACACTCATCAGGTTCGTCTATACCATAATCAGAACCATATCCTGGACAATAACTTCCATCAGGACAAACATATCTGTTAGTAAAGGTATTACCACTTTCTACATAAACTTCAGGTGGGTCTGTTGGTAAGGATTGTATTGGAGGATAATACCAATCTAATCCATATTCATTAAATGGATAAGCAATTGTCCAATCTCTCCAAGTTTTTGGATATCCATCTATTAATTGAGCTTTGGTTGTTATCCATATACCACCAGCACCTTCAGAATCTTCGTCATTTTCACAATCAAGTCTATTGTCAATTTGATTACAACTAGTCCCATCTTCTAATTCGAATTGACAATCTGAACATCTACCCTCATATTCATTACAATCTTCATAATCAACCTCTTCACCATTTTCATCTACACAATGATAGATAGATAAATCATATCTCCAGATTGTATCGTGGGTATCAGTTCCACCAGGATTAAAGTCTGGTTCTATTCCAGAACCTAACCAATTATAACCAATCCAAGTACCATCAGTACATTGTGCTTCTTGTCTATCATGTATAATATATGCGTTAAATTCGTGAGCTTCCCAATCAAAAGCTTCCCAAGTACCACCAAGACCATCACATACTGACTCTTCTATACCCAAACAATAATCAGGACAATCCTCATCAAAACAACAAGACATACCTATTGTTTCACATACAGGTGGTGGGTCACATATTTCACCAGAAGGACAATCATCATCGGCTGTACAAGGTGTACTTGTAGTTACTGAACAAGTTCCAGTTTCAACACATCCACTTTCATAACAAACACCCAATGATGTACATTCATCTGAAGTAATTTGCATTGGATAATGTGGGTCTTCATAGTGACTTAAACAATTACCATAAGTTACACACTCTCCAATTGTAACATCTGATTCACCATTACTACAAGTACCTGAATTTTCAACACATACTCCATATGTTTCACAATTTAATTTATCATATTGATTATTTGGTGATTCTGTATTTGATTCATAATGTAAAGTGTCACAACTTCCATCAGAAGAATACATCGCAGCGTTTTTACTTAACCATCCACCATAGTTTGGATTTGGAAAATCATATACTCCAGTATTACCAACTTCATCATCCCAATATAATCTTTCTCTTAAATCACCTCCTGAAACAGAGAATAAATATGTATCAGGTGAAACTCCAAATGAACTTACCAATACTGGAACAACTACTCCTTCGGGACCGGATGTATCTATTGAACTAATCTCAAACTCATATTTAACACAAGAACAAGTCATTGTCTCAAGGTGAGGGTCACATGTACAAGTCGTAGGAATACCTTTCCAATATAATCTTAAATCTTCGGGTGGAGTTTCAAATGGTGTTTGATTAGCATAAATTGTTACTGTCCAATGACCAACAGATTCAGGAGAACCTATAAATAAAGTTCCTTCAGGAGTAATGTTTATATTTAATGGTAAATCCTCTTCTGTATTAGAACTATAATACATTGTAAATGTAGGAACATCATATGCATTGTTATTAGAATTTTCTGGGTCGGTGAAATCAACTGTATAAAGTCTGTCTTCTTCTTGACCAACTCTTAAAGTGATACCTGTTGTACTTACATCTTGTAATGTACCACCCGTATTTAATCCATTAATAACTAAAGGATAATCATTTCTAACCCATTTAACCCAAAGTCTTTTTGTTCTCTGTACATGAGTGAATCCATCACCATTTGGGTCTATAGAATTTTTATTTGGGTCTGTGACAGTAACTTCATAGAATCTTGTGATTTCAGTTAAATCATCTGGTGTATATCCATAACCAGCTTCATAAGGGTCTATCCTAACACATTCATCACCAGTTTCTTGACAATCTTGGTCACTATATAAAATTTCACCACCATCAGATAATGCATAATCGTGCCATCCACCACCCATACCATCACATAAATCATTCCATTCTTCAGGTGTTGTATATCCAAATGGAGCTATTGTAGAATTACATACTCCATCCGATAAATCAAATACTGAATAATTAAATGGATATTCTTCGGTTGTATACCAAGAAGCTCCTCGTTGATTAATACTATTACATTCACCACATCCATAAACACAAACACCATCAAGAACCCCATCTCCATCATTGTCAGGTCCACAAGGTTCTCCACTACTTGTACAAGAAGCACCATATTGTCCAAACTCTTCAAATCCCTCACAACTAAATAATTCACATTCTTCATCTGATGGCCATTCAGTTATAAAATCACATACAGATTGTCCTGTACCAGTACCAGATGAAGCTATATAGTCTTCACAACTTTGTCCATCTGTTAAATCTCCACATAGAACATCGTACTCTGTCCCATATTCTTCTTTTGAAATGCAATATTCATTTGTAGGTAAAATTTCATATTGTATACATTCTTCTCGACATTCGTTATATGTCGTATACAATAATCCACTATCGTCACCTAAACAATTCCAACCTTGACCACCTGTAACAATTACTCTTAAGTCGTTGTCATCCCAAGTAGATTCAGTACAATCTTGTGGATTAAAATTACAATCTTCAGGTAAAAATTGACAAGGAAGTCCACCACTCTCCGAATCATTTACCCCATTACAAGTAAAAGAACCTAATATAGGTTTTCTTAAAATAAGATAATCAATAATCCAATCACCACCAGCGTTATCACATTGTGTTTCAGTAAATATCTCTTCACTTTCAACACCCTCTATTTCACAATGAGCATTTTCATCCTTAAGTAATTCAACTCCAACTTCATCTACTTTTAAAGTTTGATTTTCATAATATTTTATTTGAAGCATATAATCAAAAGGAAGTACACATCCACCATTTGTAATCCAAGTATTGCATCCATTACCTTCACATCCATAATCTGCAGATAGAGTAAAATCTCTTAAAGCATAATTGATAGCATCTGGGTCTAAACAACCACCATACAAACATTCATTATATGGGTCATATGTAGAACCATATAAGAAATTTACAGCTGGTGATGGTGATAATAAACACTCAGTAACACAATCTATATCAGTTACAAAAGTTCTTGGCCAATCAAAATCATTTGATGAATCTAAACAAAAAGCTTCGTTAGAATATTCAAGTAAAACATCACCACTACTACCAACACAAATACCGACCACACCATTTATTGTTCTACTACAAGTAGAGTCTTTTCCAAAATCAAGAATATTTCCGTTAGAGTTTTCACATTTATATGTTTCATCGAGAACATGTCCAAAAGAACCTTGATTGTTTTCATAAAATGTTCCATTAGGAGCTAAATTATCAACTCTACCATCATCTTGACAACCTATAACAGGATATCTACAACTTGAAGCACATTTTGCATCATCTACTGAACCTTCCCAATCACCTTGATTAATTGCAAACTCAACACATTGTGTATCGTTTGTACATTCAAAATTAATTTTAATATTACCATTACCATCTACACAATGATCCCAACTAGCTTGTGGGTCGTAGAATGCAGATTTACTATCAAGAGATACTAAACATTCATTTGGAGAATTTAAAAGATGATGAGTAGAATCACAATAACTTTCAAAAACAGATGATGAATCATCAGTACAACTATAATAATCAGTAATTCCATTAGAGTCACAAGACCCACACATATTAGAACAAGTATCACATATACAAGCACCATTAATCCAAACACCTTCACCATCTATTATAGGTTCGTCAATACATCCTTGTTTTGTAATAATTGAAAATGTAACATTATCATACATTACACCTAAAGTAGGATAATTAAGTTCACCATATATAGGTAAAATTCCAGTAGAAGGATAATTAGTATGGTCACTTATAGTTGCATTGTTCCAAACAACATCTGTAATATCAAAATATTTATCATAATATTGAACACATCCAACTTTCCGTGTATCATCATCAATATCACCCTCACTCCAATAACATCCTGGCCAATCATCAATTCCGTTTTCACAATCTGATTGTGATAGAAATTGTTTATCATTTCCGTCACCATCAACCCACCTTCCAAATGGTGTCGGACAATACCAATTACCAGTAGAAGTACCATCACTTCCGTTTGTCCAAGTTGGTAGTTCACCTAATTGATTTAAACTTGGAGTTTCTGTCCATCCATTTCCAATAAATTCTATTGAAAAATCTCTATTAATATTAAAAGGTATAAAACTATATTGTATCTTTAACCAAATCTTATCATCTTTTGTAAAGTTCCAATCACAACTTTGTACATCAGGAGAATCACCTGAACAATTTGGAGATGACCAAGATTCCGAATCTCCCCCTATAGGTTTAACTACAGAAGCCGTCATTGTCGGTGAGTAATGGTCATTAGATACTGTAACAATTTCACTTTGTGCTTCTATTCCAAGACCACCTGTTGATACAATATAATAACTTACATCAGTAACAGCTGACCAATCTATATCATTTGTTCCATCTACAAATGTATCTGTAAACTGATAATTAACTTCAGTAGCAGATACCTTTTCGTATGTGTAAAAATCACTTAAAACATCACCAAGAGAATACCAAGTAGCTCCCAAATCTACACTTCTATATATTGCAAATTTTTCTACACCTTCTTCATATCCCATACCCATATTTTGACCAGGGTCATATGACCATTTTAAAATAGTAGGGAAGTTAGAGTCGACTTGGTCATTTACTGTAACAACATATCTACAAACTCCTCCTCCACATTGACTACCATCAATACATTCAATTGAAGGGTCATTATCACAATGTCCAGTTGCATATAATGGGACATCAAAATTATAAGAACAACAAGTGAAATCACCACCATTTAATACATTAACACAATCTAAAGATGGAGATGAAGAGTCATAATTATTTGCTTCCGAATCTAAACATTTAAATCCACAATCATTTGGAGGGTCAATAGCATAAGAATCGTAACACACACCACATTCATCCAACTTATATTGACATTCTTCACCTAAATCATTACAAGTACAAGTTCCATTACAATCTTTATTGTTATTTACTTCACCAGGAGTATCCCAACATTCACCACATTCATCAGGTCCATAACCTGGACAAAAATCAGTTGATAAATAAAAATGTCCTGTAAAATCACTAATATTAGTACCTATACTATTTATGTCTGGTTGTGTTATTGATGGTAACCCATCTACAGTACCACCATAATAAACATTATTTTCATCTGACAAATTACCTACACAAATTCTTAATGTTGTAACAGGATAAAATGTTCCACCATCTTCACAAGTACAATCACCTTCAACAGCATTTGTACAAGTATATTCTTCTTCTGCTCCACCTTGACATACACCAATTTCACCAGTACAACCATCAAAGGATGGAGTGCCCGTTCTACATTCACCTGTACCTGTAGTTGTATAATCTAAATCTGGATAAACTGTTCTAAAGTCTGCAGGTGGACAACAATTACCCCAATCATCTACTTCATTTGTTCCACCACATTGACCACTACAATCAGCCACTCCATTATAATATGGTTGACCTTCAGTTGAACAACATTCATTAACAACATCATCGTATCCGTCTCCACCACATACACCACAAACATCAAAATCTACAATTGGGTCACCTCCACTACCTACATTATTAGATGCACAATCATAACAACCACCTTCCCAAATATAACAATTACCATCACTATCAGGAGTTATAGTTCCAAGTCCTAAAACATTTGTCAAATCGTCTGGTTGAACTAAACAAGTTCCAAAGCATGAACCACATTCATCTATATCTTCACCAGCTTCGTGTTCTGTTGTCGTACCTGAACATACACCACAATCATCTATATATGAACCAAAGTTATTATCATATGGAAAATCCCAAGAAGATTCAAATTGTTCAGTATATGGAAAACATACACCATTACAATCTTGATTAGTACCTTCACCACTTGCTATATTTATAATAGAATTATTTTCAAGAGGAACTGAAATACCATTAGGTCCGTTGTTATAACATAAACCACAATCATCTACATATCTACAAACTCCTGTACCATTTTCGTCTTGAACACAGAATCCATTTTGTGGATATGTAGAATTACAATCAGTAGAACGAACTATTTCATCTCTACTCATATGTATAACTCTTACATCGGAAATTATAACCTGATGAGGTGGTAAATTATCACCACCCAAACCAAATCTTAAACTTGCGTGAGGATTACCTTGACCAGTTGATGGTTTTGTTACTTGAGAATTTGCAATAAATTCATAAACCTTATTTTTATCATTATTTGCGGTTACTTCAAAATTTTCATTTAAACCATATGTTTCCCAAGAAGTTCCATCTTCATCCCAATCTTCACCATTACTGTGTTCTATTAATCTAACATTGATAGTTCTATCTATCGTTGACAATATCTTAAAAATAACTCTATATACATCACCCTCGTCAAGTGGAATATTACTTGGATATGATGGGAATACTTGAACATGATTTCTATCGAGTCCACCATCATTAATTTGAATAGTAAATGATTCAGAATCTCCTTCCAGTATTTCTGAAGATGCACCTTCAGTTGTATTATTCCAAACAGTAAATTCGTTTATAGGTGTTCCTAATATATCTTCTCCGACAAAATCTGTAATACCGTATTCAGTATAACCTCCTAAAAATTGTTCTTCTGTCATCATATTATTAGTACAAACTTCAACACAATCACCATCACACCAAGTATCAAATGCACCAGGTGTACCATCAGGTGCAACACAATCACAATATTGGTCACCTATTAAATCTAATGTAGCTCTTGAAGGCCATAGTGAATATACAATATCATTATTACATGTACCACTACATTCAACATTACAACCTTGACCTTCTCTACAATGATACCAACCATTACCAGGGTCAATATGTGGACAATTAGAATTTGTTATTTCACCACACCCTTGTAAATCTAAATCAGGGTCACCATAATATGTAATTTGTCCTACTCCGTGAACAGAATATTCCGTTGCACCATTTTGAGTTAAAGTATCTTCAGGACAATAATTACAACTATCTTTAAGACCAGGTAAACAACAATTGTATGTTGTGTTATATAATTCACTTTTATATAAACAACAAGTCTCATCACCATTTGAATCAAAACATCCGTTTGAATATCTATTACTATAATTACAAGTAGAATTATCTGAATCTTGACATCCATATCTTTTTAAATTTACGGCTACTTGTCTTTTATATCTCGGACCTGTCATTGTAGCACCTGTTAATGGGTCTGTTAATTCATACCAATTATAAGGCCACCATATTGTAACATAGTTTGTACCCGAATAAGGACAAGGGTCTCCACCACAAGCAGTTGCAGAATCCCAATAAGAACTTTCCCAAGTCGAATTGGATAATACAACATGATTTTCTGTTCCTGTTATATCATTTACATCTGTAAACGAGTATGTATTGTAACAAGTACCTGCTCCACCACCACAATCATCTAAATTAAAAGTATTAGGACCATTTATTCCAAACACTCCCCTACCTACAAGAGTATTTATCGCACTTGCAGAATTTGATGTTATCGTATATGGGTCACCTGAACCTCTATCATAAGATAAGTTTGTTGTAAAATCATAATCAATATCATATTTAAAAGTTGACATATTATGTTGAACTGCATTATCTTGATTAAATACATTAAATTCAAGTGCTTGCCCATTAAAACTATTTATATATGGTGATGGTGTATGTGAAAGTCCATAGTCAAAGAAATCATTACATGTATTATTATATACATCTGTAGCATTACAAAAATGTTCATTTTGACTTAAAACTTCTGTTTTAGTTCCACCCACTTCAAAATGTGTAATATCAAATGTCGGATATTCACATTCAGGTTGATAATGTACATAATCACATTCAAATATATCTAGTGTATAATCACATCCACAATTGTCAACAGATGTACAATTACCCGCATATGGGTCTAAACAACCATATGAAATATATAATGGAGCTCCATATGAAACCACATTATGTAATGAAGTATCTAAATATGTATCACCTGCACTATCTCTATAAACATAAGTCCCACCATATTCAGCAGTTAAATTATAAAAATCGATATAAAAACTATTATAGTTAGGTGACCAAGATGCTCCATTAACTAATAAATCTAATGTAAATAATTCTGTATCAGTTCCAATTGGAATAGGTGTATTTGTAGTCATCTGTACTTGATATTGTAAGTAATCACCTTCATCAGTCGGAGAGTTAACAACAACAGTGTTAATGTTAGGATGTATTTTAGATACACTTCCTATAGTAATTGGGTCGTCACCTGGTTTAGAAAATAAATTAAAATGTATTTGAGTAATGTGACTAATTTCCGTAGTGTTAGTTATTCTAACCGGAAGTTTTCCTGTAGATGTGTTAAAAGTTCCAAAAGAAAATTCTGGTGCACATGTTGAACCATCACCATCACAGATACCACATACATCATTTTCTGGATATCTTCCATCATTTGGATGACCATCATCTACACATTGACTTCCAGATTGGTCATATCCGTGATACCAACTTGAATCACAACCTTGAACACAACAATAGTCAGTACTAGATACACAATCTCCACAATTATTTGTCGAATGGTCATAGTCACCAGTATCACATGCAACATCTACACAATAACCATTTGTTCCACAAGGTTCTAAATAATCAGTACATCCCGATGTTCTTATTAATTCAACATTTGAAAATCTATATGAATTATTTTCATAACTATTGACAGAATAATGTGAACCATCTCTTAAATATATCCTAATATTATCATCAGCATAATCTGGGTCGTACCAATGAGGTATAATCCATCTAGCCGTTACATTTCTCCAACCATCACCATCAGGTTCTGATTCTGTTCCCCAGGGACTATCTGAATTATAATTCCAATATAAATAATCACCTGCCCACCAATCTACTCCTAAAGCAATAGCTTTTTCTTGACATAATACTGATTGTTCGGCAGCAGTGCCTGTTATAGTGTAATCTACCCAAGCGTCTGCTTGGTCATTAGCAAAACAACTTGCAGCTGAGTTACATCCAAGATGACATCTATATGATGGGCTTCCAGAAGCATAAAGAGAAGTTGCAACTTTTCTATTGTTTTCACTCCAATATCTAAATGATAATACTAATTCTTCTCCAGGAATTAAACCACCAATAGTATGGTCAACATTTATAATCCGTAAACCATTGTTATTTGATAAACATGGGTCTGTATCATTACCTTCTAATTCCATTTTTGTACAACTTACACCAGAAACTTCTTTTCCTGGATTACCAAGATTATCCACTATATCCGTTACAACCATCGCATTATCAGTACAATTAGTATTTGGATGACTTGAACAACTCCAAGAAAATGGATCAACATCATCAGGAATACCACTGTAAATTATAGTTTGATTTATAGCACCATCAGTTCCATCACTACATATTAAGTCACCAGTTATACCTCGACAATCAACTGTTGAATTATAATCTGTTGAACCATCTCTACAATATCCACAATCATCATATTGATGAGTTCCATCACAAGCTAAATTATGTTCTTCTTTTGTTGTCCAAGAACCTGAACACTCACATTGACCACCACAATCAGTTGTATGAGGTCCGTCACATACACCCGCACAATCTTTTGTTTCTCCAGCAACTGTAACTTGACCAAGATAATTTCCACCAAGATTATATGGAGTATAATCAGAAGTTCCTGTTATACAATATCCACAATCGTCTACACTATATTGACATTGAGGTCCACAAAAAGTATCATAACAAACACAAGAACCTGTTCCTTCTGTTGTTCCGTTTCCATTAGTACAACAACTTGTATAATCACAACAAGAATAATCAGTTCCATCTTTAACAGGAGGGTTAGCACAATCAGTTGTACCTGATGTAGAACAAGCATTTGCATCTAAACATCCAGAACAAGATGTGTTATCACCAGCACAAACACCACAATCATCAGTATCATTCGAATAACAATCACATTGCCCATCGTCATTATTAGTTACCCAACTTCCACTCATACTACTAACTAATGGATAAACAGTTCCAACATTTACAATTGTATCACCTTGAGAAAGACATAATGTCGATGCACTACCACAACCTAAACCATCACCATCTTCGTCTAAATAATATTGGCCTGGAGAAGGTCCGTTCGATGAAGAACCATAATTACAACCACAACCTACATTTGTTGCATTATTACCATTTGGTATACCACAATTATCTAAACAAAAACTATTCCAATATAAGTCTAAACACAGACCTCCAGTATCTGATACTACAGGGTCTTGAAAATCTCCACATATACACTTACCACATTCATCTGTTAAAGCAGTTCCACTACATACACCTGCACAATCTGCGTCATCACCAACAACAAAACAAAATGTAGGATATGGACAATCTGATAAATTAGGATTATTTCCTAATTGTTTACAAGGAACACCTGTATTGAATGTTCCACTATAACAAGTTCCAGTTTCATTACCACCTTGATTTTGACAAACTCCACATGCATCTTTACTAGAATTTGCAACATAATTATTTCCACCACAATTGTCACCGATACAAGAACATATTCCACAATCATCTATTTCATTAGTACCATTTGGAACATTGAAACAATCTGAACAAGATGAATTATCTCCATCACAAACACCACATTCATCAAATTCATTAGAGAAACAGGTTTCGTCTTCATCATTGTCACAAGTATTATTCCAACCAGTCGTATCATCGTATGGACAAAATTCTTGTTCTACTTCACAATTTGATGTTCCATCTCCATCCGTATCATAATAATATGTTGTTGTTCCATCACCTTCACATATACCACATTCATCTCTACCACAATTTGTTAATGGTGTAGTATCATCACCAGGAGAACTACCATCAGCAGTTACCTCATTACAAGAACCAAGATGAGTTTGACAAGCACCGGCAATAATATTATAACCTTCACCAGCACCACAACCCTCATCAGTAGAAACATTATCTCCTGGTGCACAAGTTCCTTGACAATCTTTTGACCTTCCTTGACCATTACATACACCACATTCATCATATTGAGTACCACCACAAACTGCGTTATGACCAGCATAATCACCAAGTGTCCAAGAATCAGAACATTCACAATCACCATTACAATTTAGTGTAGCAGTACCATTAGGAGTTCCCTCACAATCACAACAAGTACAAGTACTAGATGGACAAGTTGTTAAACCTGTTCCATTTGGCCATTGAGTCCATTCAGTACTCCAACAAGTTCCTCCACATACACCACATAAATCTTCCCTAACCCACGAATTACATTGGTCTGTCCAAGCTTGACCAGGGTCTACACTACCACCATCACAAGGAGCTACATTACCAGCACAATCTTGACAATCAGTTGTTGTATAAGTTGGGTCACATTGACCACAAGCATTCCAAGTTTGATTCGGACATTCACAATTTAATGCAGTTGTTTCAACTCCACTCGCTTTATTTGCATATCCTGCAGGTTGTGTACATTGAGATTGTTGACCACCTATAAGACCACCACCATCATCTAAAGATGGAGGACATCCTATACCATCCGAGTCAGAATCTAAATACCAAACAGGAACACCATTTGTAGTTGTTCCATTTTCAAGAGTACAATCATAACCATCTGGACAAGGTGGAGGATTACCACAAGAATAAGTTGCAGTACCCCAATTACAACTATTATTTGTATTAGAACCATTAACTACACTTGCACAATCACAACACGCATGTAAATTTGAAGGGTTTGGATATTGTACATTTCCATGTGCAACTAAACAATCTGCGTTAGTCCATATACCAGTTCCACCACTTGAATATCCATTTTGATGACAATTAGTACAATTATCAATTGTGTAATTACAAGCCATACTATATTGGTCATCAGTTGGACAAGAACATCCACCATTACAATCCCACCATAAATTTCCACTACCACAAGCACCTGATGAATCACATTTATTTGTATTTACACATACACCATTATCACAAGACCATAATGTACAATTAGTTGGAGTGTTACTACAAGCAGTACCACTTGTAGGATTACATTGAGTTGTACCATCACTACATAAAAACCAATCACCATTTAGAGGTTCAGGTCCTTCAACACAATTTCCTGTATCATCATAAATTTTACCACTACCTGGAATACCATCACAACCTGCACAAGAATGACAAGTTCCACTAACAAGAGTATCAGAACATTGCTCATAACAATATGTACAAGTCTCTCCATTATCATTATACCAACACCCATCAGAATAATCAGAAGCAGCACATTGATTACAATTGTCAGTAGCTGTATGTGCATCACCTGTACGATATGGATGTCCATTACAATCTGTACTTAATGTATCGGTATCAATAATATTAAATCCACCAGATTCATTAGTAGAAAAAGTAATTATTGGTGATGTTTGGTCTATTGAAAAACTTAATGAATTATTTCTTATATTTAAAGTTTGATTATCATCTTGATTTACATCATCTATAAGACTCTCATATGTAACTGTAAAAAGAGTATTACCGACAGTACAAGTAGAATCTGAACAAGGGAAGTCACCATAAGAACTCGGAGTTGGAAGAGGTATTGAAATAGTTTGATTTAATGTAATCAAAGATTGAGGATTATCTGGTAATCCGGTATGTTCAAAGTCACAAGTCCAATTAGCATTTGGAGGTTCACAAGAAGTAACTTTTATACCATCTAAAGTTATTTGATTTATTTCATCTACTGGTCGTGGATTCCACATTTTAAATGTAAGAGTATTTGTTGAATGCTCAACATCACCAAAATATAAATAAACATCCCACATACAACTACCATCATCAACAACACAAGGTGAAGAACAACTATTATCCATAGTGTCTGCTAAACCTGTACAACAATCTTGGTTTATTTCTCCACCAGTACACAAATCTTCTTGACCATCACCTGATTCATCACACCAATAATTGTTAGCATTAGAATGTGTACAATCATTAACTAATTGATAATAACAACTATTATTGTTATTTTCTTCATCATCTAATACCCACAATGGTAATTGTTCAGGTTGAGTAGCTACACCACTTGGACATATATCAGTATTAAAAACAAACTCATCTCTTCTACATATATAATTTAAAGCATCAACATCAGTACATACTTTATACCAAGTACCATCACAATCAGCTTCATTTATATTTAAATCCTCTTGTGTAAAATCGTCACACCATCCACTTAAAATACTTGTAGAATATATTTGATTTACATCTATAGGTGTACCATAATTGTCTGCAAAATCAAATTCAGGTGGTAATGTAGTTTCTTGATTATTTGATGCATTAGGTTCTATAAAATCTATTTCTGAACCACTATAGTTTAAAAAACTATAAATACGATTTAAAGAAGAACCTGTTTTAAGTAATGGGGCAGAGTTAGTATCATCCAAATCCCAATTATTCAAATCAGTTATATGTTCTATTAAAGGTATGGCACCTGGGTTATGAGAATTATATTCAAGGGGATAACCCTTTGGATAGGTGCCAGAAATTGTTCTGTCGTAACAAAAAATTGATTCCATTTGAGGAAAATACGACTCGTCTGGATTTGATTTCCATAAAATTATTTTACCACTACCGTGAACTTCACCCGCATGTTGATTTCTATAATCTATCCACGGCGTAGATGTACATTCATTATCTACAACTTGTATTTGTTTATCTAATTTAAAATCAGTAAAAGAAATGTTTAAAGGTAATAATGTTGCATTAATTCCAACCCATTCATTTTCAAGTGTTTCTAAATCACCTTCGATATCATTAATTAAATCACCGAAACTTAAATTGGGTGAAAATTCTCCACTAGAATTAAAAACTCCATAATTATTTTCTTCGTGGTTACTTATAACTACATATTTATCACCGTGACGAACAAAAATACAAGTGTCATCACAATTGTCATTACAATCTGAAAAATTATAATATTCGTGAGGTGAATTAGAAGGACAATAATAATTGTGAATAGGACTATTATCTTTTGACTTCATGATAGATTTATAAATAAAACCATTATTATTATTTTCAGTATATCCATCAATACCACTTAAAGGTGAAAGTGATATTCTATCACCATCACTATTAATTGATTCAATCCAATAATCTGATATATCAATATCTGTATTGGTTACATTAGTTAATTCAATCCACTGTGGGATTTTAACTTGGTAGTCAGATACAGCTTCATCACCTTCGTCATCTTTTAAAAAAACTTCCGATATGATAACATCATAGGAAGGTGGATATGTACAACAATCTGTAATGTTGGGGTCTGGAACTCCACTCGAATCAGGACAACCAGGATTTGATGAACTACCATTATCAGCAGTATCATCAGCACATCCATACGACATTAAGTATGTAGAAACATCAAGATTAGTTGATTCACAATTAGCTATACCAGCAGCTAACGCTGCACATGCAGGTAGATTCGGATTACATCCATAATCTTCTACTGGGTCAAATGAAAATGTAAAAGTTTGATTTTCATATATTTCATATTGTGGATTACTATCTGTAATTTGAAAATTATAGTTAAGTACAGCACCACCATCTACAGTAAATGCACCTTTTAATGTATATTTACCATTCGAACAACAAGTTCCAGGTGGAATACAATTTACATTATCGTGAAGTCCCGGTGGAGCTATTTGATTAAAATTATCACATACTCCAGTACAAGTTACATCCACCAATGTTACTTCAGGATAATCTACCCAATAGTCTCCACTACAACATCCGTTTGGTGAAGATGTATAACATGAATCAATCTGCGCTTGTGAAGTACAAGTCGTTGATGTAATTAATCCATTTATTGAAACTGGTAATGTATATGCCATTTAATTAAGTCCCCAACTCAAAATCTTTAAATTTAATATAAGTTCCTGGACTATTAGCAGCCGCTAATAACAAGAAACCTTGACCAGGAGAAAATGTTAACTTTGGACTCCATCCAGATGAACAATTATCGGCTCCAAAAAATAAATCACAAACACTGCCATAATATATCGATGTTTCAATCATATTAGTAACGGACTCTTCAACTATAGTATTTTTAGATACAGTTAACTGGTAAGCAAATGCATCAGATAATTCTACCATAATCCCCTGTAAATAAGTATTATAATCTGATAAAGTTCCTCCAAATTCTGTGAAGGTTTGTGGTTTTTCACTATAAAAAGAAGTTGATAATATTCCAATTTCAGATTCTTCTTGTAATGTATATGCCACATAATTCAAATTAACAAATGCAGATTCTTGAGCATATCCATAAGCATCAAGAGCTGGTGTATCACCTACAAATCTATCAACACTAACAGTTGGAACATGTGTTGAAGCATCTACAAAATCAGTAGAGTTCGTACAATATAAATCATAATAAGCAGTTGATGTAGCAGTATCACAATATGTACTATTATCAATTAAATAATTACAAGCAAGAGCCTGTTGATTATTTAAATCACTAAAGTTACAACAAGTACCATCATCAGCTGTTGCATTAGAATCATAATTGTCAGCTGTTGAATCCATACAACCATCTATATATTGACAAGTTCCGTTGTCTACCGTAGCAGATGAATCATAATTAGTAGCATTTGGGTCAGTACATCCAGAACAAGAGGAGTTGTCACCTCCGTCTGCAATACATACACCACATAAATCTTTATCATTATTTCCAAAACAAATATCACATTCATCAAGGTCTGAACTATAACAACAATCACCATATCTATCAATTGATTCTACACACTCACCGGCACAATTATAAATTGGTTCAGGGTCAGGTTCAAAACAAACTCCACAAATATTTTGGTCAGCGTTACCACCCTCACATACTCCACAATCGTCTGTGGTAGCCGAACCATCACACTCACCAAAACAATCATAAGTAAAACTTTGACAATCAGGGTCTTGTTCTTCGTTACAAATATTTGTCGTAGTATCTAAATTAGAACAATGGTCTTCCCATCCAGATTCAGGTACTAAACAATTACCAGTTCCTGCATGTACACCGAAATCTGCACAAGTGATTGATGTTATATTCCCTATCTCACTACACCATTCAAAACCTTCACCTTGAGCAAGTCCATCACTATCTTCATCTGGCCAATACATTATTGTACCTGATACTCCACATCCACATCCTAAATCTAATGCGTTATTACCACCACAAACACCACATTCATCTAAAGTATTACCGAAACAATCACACTCTCCATCTGGAATACCTGAACCACCACATACACCACAATCATCAATATCTACAATACAATTACCATCACAATCAAAGTTTTCTTGTGGGTATTCACAATTATTTAAATTAATATAACAATCACCATAAGATGTAGGGTCTGTATAATTACAAGATGTTGAATCAATACAATCAATTTCAGTCAGACTATTACTTAATGAATTAAACCACCCATCTCCAAGAAGTGTACAATCACCTGCACATAAATCAATAGATACAGTAGAGTCATAACATTGACTAACACTTTCATATTGATGATAACAAGTTGTAGATGTAGGTAATACACAAGAGCTATCATCAAATAATGCAGATGAATCATAGTTACATGCATTTTGATTTGTACAACCACTACAAGTCGCATTCCAATCTAAACTACCTTCATCTTCAGGTACACACGCACCACAACCGTCTATACAAGAACCTAAAACTCCTTCAGTACATTGATATCCTATCCAAGAATTATTTACAGTACAATCATCGGAAACTTCTACAGAAATGTCATCGCTGAACGATACTCCAAAAGCTGCGGCACAACATTCTTCTGGAGAACCATATGTTCCATTAACATGTTCTTGCTCTGAAGGTCCACCACCTGGTGTAGTACATACTTTACACATACCACCTGAACCAACACCAAAAATTATTGTACCTAAAATTTCTCCACCACATGTATTAGGACAATCACATTCATCATCATCATAATTTTGAACATAAGTTCCACCACTAACTAAAATATCATCAGGACACAAGTCAGCAGGTTGATTACCACAACCCATTCCATCTCCATCATCGTCTCGATAATAAGTTAGTTTTGGAACATTATTACAACCACACCCATAATTAATTGTACCATCACACGCACATGTACCTTCAGCTGATAAATCTATTTCACAATCACTACCATCAGGAGATGAAGAGTCTCCAATATAACAACAACAATCATTAGGACCTTCTGTTGTTAAAACTTGAGTTTCTTCAGTTTCATCACAAACACCAGGTATAAATTGTTGACAATTACAATCTATCCAACCATCATCTCCGGATACCTCATAATCCACATTAGTTCTATTCGCCCATCTCCACGCACCTTGCATTCCCTCGTGATAAATAAATCCGTAATGATTTTTTCCACTTTCAACAATAGTTCCAGCAGACCAATTAGAAACTGTACCTGCACATACATCTGAACAAAAAGCATCTCTTGTAAGACTACCATCTAAATCATCACCTTCTTGCCAACCACCCCTATAACCTAATAAATTTATTTTATGAGACCACTGTGGATAATCTATATAGATATCACCAAATCCGTGATGATAATCATCTATTTTATAACTATGATGGTCATCCATTGAGCTACCGTAGTTTATAAATGTGTCAGGGTGGTGATGACTATATAATGGAGATTGTCCAAATGTATCATAATAACATTCATTATTAGAAACATCATATATCCATCCGACGCCATTCTCATAATCAATCTTATTTTTATAGTATCCACTACTACCCTCATTAACTCTTCCTGGGGCTGTTGGACATAACATATAAATATTTGGATTAGTAAACCTACATGTGGATACTTGTCCAGACATTGGTTCTGTAGATTCTACAGACGATGAGTCACAAGGTACATTAGCTGATGGGTTATAGTTACAAGCACTTGAATCCATACAACCAACGACAACTTCGTCACAAAAACCTTCTTGACAATAAGGTACATTACTATTCCAACAATTACCAATTATTTCTAAATAACTACAATTACACCCAAGACCATATGGAGGATAAATACAAGACCCATCGTTTTGTTCTGCGTTTGAGTCGAAGTTACAAGCCGTACCATCCGTACATCCCAATACAGGTAAAGAAGGACAATAAGTATCTATAAAGTTTGTTCCTATTCCAGGATAATCTCCCTGCGTTAAATGTCCAAAAAGGGAATCAAACAAAGAATAAAATGCATCCCAATTATTAATTATGCCAGCTTGATAAGATATCCAACTTTGTAAATCAGTATAAGGACCTGCAGGAAAAACAGTATGACCTTGATCAGCTGAATAACCTATGACCATATAAGTTTGTAGGGCTTCAAAGAACTCATTTTCTGATAATGTTTGCCAATCACAACCTACACAAGTTTCAGGACAAGATTGTGGGTCAATGTAATAATCAGGTAAACAATCCATCCCCTCACCATCACAACAAGAAAGCTCATCACAACAAGATTCACCATTACCACACCCATCCTCGTCTTCACAATCGTGATATGGTGGTATATAATATCCTGGTATTGGGTCACAATCAGACATATCAAAATTAGGATTATCTCCACCTAATATACAATTTACCAACCATACTATATCTAATACATTTTGTTGACCATCGCCAGTTACATCACCCGGAAGTCCACCACCTACTTCTGTACCGTAAATAGGGTCAAGTCCTTGTGCGATTAAACACACATTATCATAACAACAAGAACCATCATCCGTTTCAGCGTCAGCGTCAAAGTTAGCCGCATATATGTCTGTACATCCTGCTGTTAATGTAGGGTCAAAATCATCATCGGATGAGTCATCATCACCAGGGTCAATATCAACAGTATCTCCATCATCTGTACAGCATTCATCACAACATCTATGTATTTTTGGATTGACAGGAATAGATGTATAATCACCATAAGAAACAAAACCATCAATATCGTAATTACAATCATCACAATTAAATGAATCACATTCACATTTATAAGTATCATCGGCAGGTACACATTCACAACTACAAGAGTCTTGTATTGAATCAAAATATTCTGATTCTTTAAATTGTGCAAGTGATGTACATTTTGGGACAAAGTTTCCAGAACTACCACATTGAGTTACAGGCACACAATTATTTTGTTTAATTGGTTCTATACCAACAGTTTCAATATTTTTTTTTCTGGGTCTACAAGTACAAGATGGTTTTACTGGATTTGGTATAATAGGATTATATTCTTCTTCTTGACTTAAAGGAGTTGACCCATCTAAACCACTATGGTCTAAAGCATATTGAAATAACATTTCAGCCCCTTGACGAAAGTCATATTTACGAGCTTCTCTTATTATTTCTTGTTCCGTGACTTTATTCTTTTCAGCCATAACCTATAAGTCCCCTTTTATTTTACAGGTTTAAAACCACGAGCTCTCAATAAATCTGACTTTGATATTATTTCAACTTTACACCTATTACCAAGTCCAGAATTATGAGTCATTATAGGTGTGCTATCATCTGTTAAATTATTTAACCAATAGTGATGATTATTCTCCATATCAGTAATATTTGAAGGTGAATAATCTTCATCGATATTAGGATTATATCTAGCAACTATAAAATACCATTCATCAAAATCAATTGGTACTCTCGTATAATTTGTATAAAAATTTCTGTCTACATCAGTAGCTGTCGAGTTGTTTGATATAGTATCAAATTTTGGATTTAAATTATTTCCAAAGTTAGAATCTCTTAAAGAACCGTCTCCCTCTCTTACAATTAAATTTACAAACCTTTCATAATTATTATTTGAAAATGGTATGTGACCATCTACCAATTCACTTTGACCAATATCATCAACTGAATCTCTTCTGATAGTAAATGTTTCTAATCTTATACCAAAAGGATTATTTGACCTCAAAGGATTTCCAAAATTAAATAAAGTTCCTGAATTTACTTTATCTTTAAATTTAACCCATTGTGTAATAGTAAATCCATTAATTAAAAATTCAGGTATTTCTATACCACACTCAAAACTACCACCAGCTAATGGATATAAGTCTAACCAAAATTCACCAGCAGATGCACAATCAGGAAATGTACCACCTTCAACTGAACTACCAAGTATTATAGTATCACCAATACCTCTAGCCGAAGTTGGACTTTCGTGTTCTCCTCTTTTTATAATAATAGATTGATTTAAATTTCTTATTTCTAAATATCCTTCAGACTGATTACTATATTCAGGTCTATTATCATTCATAGTTTGAGGTAATAATAATTCCATATCTCGAAGATATCTACTCGCGTCATTAACTAACCAAGCTAAACTTTGATTTTCATTAGCTACATTTTCTTCATCTATTTCTCTTGTTATAGGTGCATTTTTATCATCACCACCATTATCTTGAATAACTGAAATATTATTTTCTGAAGCCCAACTATCATATATAATTGAATTACCACAAATTGTAACACCACTACCATCATCTAAAATAGGTCCATAGTCAAGTGTATAATTACCTTCACCATCAATACAATATGGAGGTTCGGATGAAGGTTTTAATAAATTATATTGACTAAAAAAATTATTTATTAAATCTTGTCTGTTGGTTTGGAAGGGTAAAAGTTCTGTTATTTTCGTATCAAGTGTTTCATTTAATTTATCAGGGTCAATTTGTATTGAACCAGATTGCAACCCAACAAATTGAGAAACATTATCAGGTTCAGAAAGTGAAATTAATGAACCTGTAATTAGTGTTTCAAATTGATTGTTTTGACCATCATAGTTTGATAAAAATTGTTGAAGACTTCCAAATGTAGAATCACTCATCAACTCATTAAAATCTTGAGTATCTAAACCGGCTAAACTTAATACATCACTTTTATAAATAATTATATTTTGATTATTAGTAGTACCACCTTGAATAATACCATTCGATAAAACTTGTTGGTATTCTCCAATATCAGAATAGTTACTTCTTTCTAATGTGTTTTTAGCTATCCACTCAGCTATCTTTTCTTTTGTCCAATATGCCATAACCTAAATTACCTCACCACTTTAAATGTATAGTCATCATCTATTATATGTTCTTGCCCATCATCGTATTTTACTTTCAATATAATCTTGTAAACTCTATTCGGTTGAAATGTATTCAAATCTTGTTTAAAATAATTACTATTAGAATCAATACTCATAGATGTAAATTGTCCAAATGGTATTATGGTTTCATCTGTTACTATATCTTTAATTGAATAGAATCCACTTCCTGTTGGAATAAAAGAACCTGTAATTGTTTGAACTGATGTTGCAAATGTTCGACCTACATATTTTTTTCTAGCACCTACTCTAAATTTAACAGTTTCGTTTTCTTTATATTCATCCCTTAAACCTTTTACATATATAAAATTATCTACATCACCAGTCATATCCAATGAACTCAAAGAAGCAGTATGAGTATTACCGGCTGGTGAATCACTATCATTCCATCTAACCTCAAGTTTAGGTGAATATATTGTATGAGTATTCGATGAAAAGAATTTTAAATCACCTCTATTATTATCAGATGATTCATAACTACCACTAAATTTTAATATAAGACCATAATTTTTTAATCCATTTGGAAATTTAGGATCATTAGCTCCAATTGAAGCTGGATTTCCTGGTTCACCACCACCTGAATATGAACCTGTTATCCATCTTTTGACTATATTTGTAATGTCCATATCTATATCAGGAGATTGATATGAAAAAGATTGAGATTGTTGAAATCTTGAACCTGTAAACCATATACCACCACCCTCTTCTTCTAATCTATCACTACTACTTCCAGAAGTTCCAAGTCCATTTGTAGTACCTAATGACCAAGTAAAGTTAGCTGTTCTATGGTCATAGTTTTTCCAAGTAACACCATCTTGTAATGCAGGATTTGAATTTAATTTACCAGTACCTTCTTCCCAAGATTGAGATAAGGCAAATGCAGATATTTCATAAGTAGAAGGTAATTCTGATGTTTCAGTCGAATATAGTTTCAAATGATAAGTAGCATCAGTTGGAGTTGTCTCCTCATCTATTGATTTTGATATGTCTGTTAAATCAAAATGTAGTAATGTCCTCGTAACTCCATTTACAGAATCACCACTAAAAGCTTTATGTAATTCTAATACCTCATCTCCACCATAATTTTGTGAATGAGATATGTCTGATATCCAAGAATCTTTGTTGGAATAGTAATATTTATGCATTATTCAACCTCCCCTTTTATATTATCTTTTGGATTTTTTAATTCAAATATAGAAGGTGTAGTCCAATGTGCAGGTGGAATAGTACCTGAAGATAATATATCAGCGTGTTCAAATTCATAAGCATACCCATACTCACTAGTACCTGCACCTCCCACAAGATTAGGTGGAGTTCCACCATCCGCATATAAATTTACTCCTGTTTTTAAAAGATTACCACTTTGACTTATCTTTACATCTTTTACAATTTTAACACCCTCAACATTATATAATAAATTTTGAATATCATTTATATACAATGTTTGATTAAACTGCATATTTTTATTATCGAAATATCTAATAATTTCATCAATACATTTTAATTTTAAATCAGATTTATTCACATGTTCTTTTGCTACTACTCTGAAAAATACTCCAAAATTTATTATAAATCCATCTCTAATCGATATATTATCAGAAATAATTTTATATTGTTCTAAATATTTCTGTAAATTACTTTTTATTAAATCTGTAGTAGCTGTAAAATTATTAAATCCATCATTGGATATTACATATATATCAATATTTTTAAATGATAAAACATCTGCAGTTGTTAATGACTCTGCATTTGTTAGCAAGTCTCTCATATTTTGTATAGCTGATACTTGGTCTTGAGTTATATCTTGATTACTACCTGGACTAAATCCAGCAAATATTGTATCAAATGCAGAAATATCACTATCAGTAACTTGTCCATCTCCATCATAATCAAATTGATTATATAATGTATCACCACCACTTCCAGTTATTTCAGTAAATGGTCTTCGTCTAACATATACTTTAGAAATATTTCCATATTTAGCCGGCATTGAAATAACTCTTGACTCATAATCTTTTTTAGTAACTGCTCTATTTTGTGAAGCGAAATGTGATTTAGCTCTTTCTCTTATTTGACCCAATGATTCTTCATCCATACCACCACCCGCAGGTTTATCATTTGTGACTCGTAATGTATTAAGTACTGAATCACTCGGTGACGATATTACATTTCTAACCAATACTTGTTCTATGGTATTAGCAGGAACATTTGTTTTTGAACCTCCACCGGTTCTATAGGTAATGGTTAATGTTGTATTGGCCGGAGTCTCACCTAATGAATCTAATTTAGAACCTAGTGATGGGTCTAAACTTGAAGGTAAAGTTCCTTGAACTAAAGAATTTATTTGATTATTATCACTTATAACATCTTCTAAAACTGATGACCCACTCAAGTCTCTATTTAACAATCCATTACCAAATACTATTGAAGTTGTATTGTCTGGATTAGTTTCTACTATAAATCTTTTATTTACTTTTGACATAGAATTTAAAACATATGGAACAGGATTAGTTGTATTTACAGTTGTACCAGTAGTAAAATCTACATATGCACTACTTCTACTATCATCATCGCTATAGTGTGTATCCGTAAATACTTTATCTTGAGCTAGGTACTCTACTTCGTGCCAATTTTTACCAGAAGAATCTATACAAGATATAATACTCGTAACATCTTTTTCAGGTAATGTCAATCTTAAAAATTGAGTAGGTGATGTTACAGTAAAAGTTTTTTGTTTGGTTTCACCTGTAACTGCTATAATATCTTGTTTTAATTTATATTCTGTAGGTACTCCATTTGAATCCGTAGATTCTATAGTTGGCTCATACCCCATACTCCCACCATAAGAACCAGTTATTGTGAAATCTAAAACATCCAATGTTTCAAACTTAACATCTGATAAAGCTGATTGTAAAACCATACCTTTATTTAAAACTAAAGCTTCTGACATATCAGGTGAAACATTTGGTGCTGTACCTGTAACTCCAACTGTTTGAGAAAAATTTAATACTACATAAGATGGAGAAGTAGGTTTAACTCTGTATCCCAATGTTTTGGCTAAATTAATTAGGTTTGTTCTTTCTTCTGCAGTAGAAACAAACATTTCTTTAAATTGTTGGTCAATATAAAAAGATAATATGTCACCCACATAAGCATTCATTTCTAACAACATCATACCAGGTGATGTTTCATTAAAATCTTGATATGTATCTGGGAAATATGTTTTAGCATATTCTATTAAATCTTTTTTCAAAGAAGTAAAGTCTTTGTTTAAATAATTTATTGATGGACTATTTACATCTTTATTATAATTTGGCATTTTCTATTCTCCACCTATATTTCTAAAGTAACCGAATCAAATATATTCGGTAAACTATTAAGATAAAATTGAATAAAAATATTCAATCTATTTGGATTACTGTTACTTGGATTTATCTGTAATTCTTTTATTCCAACATAAGGTAACCATTGTGAAATAGCTTTATTAATTCTATCTCTAATAATAGTTTGTACTTCAGAAGTCATATTTTCAAAAAGGACATCTTCTAAACCTATTCCAATATCAGTTTGAAAAACTCTTTCACCTTTTCTCGTTTTTAATAAGTTTTTTAAATTTTCTCTAACAGCGTCTAGAGTAATATTCGTTGACTCAAAATAACCTTCACTATCTCCTCTTTCAAGAGGTAGTTTTAATCCAATAAGTTTACTCTTACCAGCAGTATTTTTATCAGTTGGTATATTAGGATTATTTATTCTGATAGCCATTATTTATCAGCTCCATTTTTTACATCACCTGACATTAGTTTAACAACTGTAGAACTAGCGTCGCCAGTAGCTTTAGATGCATTTTTAAAATTAGGCATATCTATTCCACCACTACCTTCAACTTTTAGACCATCACCAATTTTCCTAATTGTCCAAGCAGGAACAGAAGCTCCACCAGCAGAGACTTTTTGTGTGGCTTTTTTTATAACCCCTTCCACTTTATCAATAATTGAACCTGCACCTGGAACTAATCCAGCTAATTGTTTCAAAGAACTTATTAATGGAGCATAAGGACCCATTAGTGTATTAGGTGCTACATCAGCTGCCTGGTCTTTTGTTATCCCTATAGAGTCAACATCTAATTTAGTTTTAAGTTTTACAACTCTAAACTCTTGTTCTAACACAAATTCTTCAACAGCTAAAGCAATTGAATGGGCTAATTCTTCAATGTTTTTATTAGGTCCTTCCAATTGAGCAGTTTTCTTTAAAGCATCTGCTATTTTTTTCTCCATACTAGCCATTAACCATTCCTACCTTTAGATTTCTCAATACTCTTTTTTAATATTTGACTATAATCTTTATTAAATAAATTTTTAATGTTATCAGGTGCTGATGGTGTAGCTATTATATCACCATTACTTGATTCAGAACCTGGTTGAACATTGGAGTAAGCTGAACTCATTATTTCATTAGCCGAGTTAGAGTCGAATGTCTCTCCACCCATAGATGGCCAATCTTCCATATCACCCATAGCAGTTTCATTTAACACATCATTTAAAACAGAATTATTAGAAAAGTTTTTCTTTTCAACTATTTTTTTATTTTGTTTTGGTTGAGAAGTTTTCTGTGAAGTTGTTTTTGTAACTGGTTGTTTTAATTCACTTATTACCTCGTGAATAGCCATAGCAACTTCTTCTCTTACAATCCCTCTAATTAATGTTCGTATGTTTTTTTTCTTTTTCATATATTACCTCTTTTATTTATCACCATTTTTTTCTATAAAATGTTTATCACTTAAAATTTGGGATAACTCTGTTTTTATTTGAGTCTCCAATTGAACCCATCCAGGTGAACCACCACCTTTTACAGGAACGGAAGTTCCACCTATCGTTCCAGCTACAAATAATTGACCGATAGCATCTATCATTTTTTCCAATGTTTCTTTTAATTGTGTACCTAATACCATTGGTTCATTATCATCAGGTGCAGTCTTCCCTAAATAAATATTTTTAGATTCAATAATTGTTGAATTATTTGTATAAATTTGTAAGTTATCCGCACTACCTATATTAATATTATTATAAGAAGACAATGTCATAGGTGCATATGTTGAATCAAAAGTTAATTTACCAGATTTAATTAATATTTGATTACCACTTGTATCTTTCCATTCTATAGGTCTATCCGGATTTTTATTTAAATTAGTTGAAGATGGATTCCAATTTTGTTCATAAAAATGTTGAGCTATTGTACCACCAGATGTAATACTAATTATACTACCATCAGTTATTCTTTCCATATCTTGTTTATTACCACGAGAATTTGAAATAAATATATGAGGATAAGTTGAATGATAACCCAAACGAATACTATTTCCTTGTCTACCTTCTAATATCATATCACCATTGTTATGGTCTTTAAGTGTATCTCTCTCAAATCTTGGGTCTGAACTATCTATACCTGGCATATCAAGTCGACTTGGAACTGAACCTGCTAACCTACCAACTGCACGAGAACCATACTTCCAAACAAATGATGGACTCATACCAAATAAATCTTTAATGTTTTGTTTGTTGTCACCTTTATTAGAAGTTAAAGATATATCAGGATTGAAATTAGGGTCATTAGCAGTATTCAAAGGACCTATATAATATCTTTGAGAACCAAATTGACATAACAAAACAGGGTCTCCGTCTGTTGGAATATCAGCCATACCTCTAAGTAAAGGTCTATATATTTCGGCTTCTTGTTCTAACATAAGTCTTTCATTGGGATGTAAATTCCATTTTTTAGTGTCAACAGTTGGATAAGCTTTAATACAATTTAAATAAAGTGGATTGTTACCTAACTCTCTATACAATTTAGCAGACTTATTAGTAGCCACATTGACTACTCTACCAGGCACCCACTGCATAAAAACATCAAAATCAGATGATGGACTTTCACCATAATCATATCTTGTCTTAACTGAAGTAGAACCAGCTGGTAATTGCATTATAAAATTTGACATATTAGTTACCTATTATTTTATTTGATTTTTGTTTTAATATTTCAACTTCATCATTTTTTTTCTGTAAATCATTTACATCTTCTTGTAAAGCGTTTATTAAATCTTCTTTTTCAGATTCTGTGAGTAGTAATGATTCGTCTTCACCCCCACTTGATTTAGCTATAATCCTTTGTATCACACCAGCTAATTTAACAAGATGTTCATCGTTTTTTACAGATACTTCATAAAATTCTTTTATTAAGGGAGCAACAAGAACTACATCATCTATAGTTTGAATAAAACCGTGAACTTCTTGTATCAACAAATCAAGTTGAAGTTTTTTATTTTTTTGGTTTTCATAAATATCTTTGGTTAAATCACTAAAAGATTTACCTTCAAATATTTCATCATTAGATTTCATATAATTCCCCTAAAATGTATTTATTCATATATAAATATAAAAACCCTGAAAAATCAGGGTTTTTTATATACATTATTTATATCTAATTAAATTAAAAGAATTTATTTTTAGAATCTTTATGGTCTATACTACCATATCGAGCATATTGTTCGTGAGCAACTTTATAATGTTTTTTTAATTCGTTAACTATTTTAGTAACTTTACTTGTCTGTACACCAGTTATTTCTCTTATTAGAAGATATAAACTCTTTTTATTAAAGTTTTCTATTTCATCTCTCCTCTTCATAAGTTCTATAATTGCATACGCAATATCAATATCTCTTTTTTTCTTAAAGATATTTAATATTTTTTTCTCCAAATATAATATTAATTCAGAAGTAAAGTTTACCATACCACCACTCTGTACTCCGTGTTGTTCTACATATGATGGTGAGTCTAGTAATGTTAGTTCTCCGTGTGATTTTAATTTCTTATAGTTAGCATTATTATTTAGTATTAAATAATTTTTTGCAACTACAGAAAAATAACTAAAAGCTTTTGAACCTTTAGTGTGGTCATATTTGTGCATATTCATTACAAGAAAAGCTACAACTTCATGTTTAACATCTGCGAATGGAACATCGAAATAAGTAAACTTAAAAGTATTAATTATATTTTCTGCTAACTTATCAAAAGCTGGATGTATTTCTTTTCCATATATTGCATTTCTGACATTTTCATCATTACTATCATTATATCTTACAATAGCATCTTGAACTTCCATACCAAAATACACTTTTCTTTTTGGTTTTCTTCCAGGCTTTTTCTTAACTTTTACTTTTGTATTATCAGTTTTATTTTTCGCCATCTTTATTCTCCTCTTGTTGTATCTCATCATCATCAAATATATCATTTAACATTGTGCTTAGTTGTTGTACTTCTTTAAAAAAGAATCCTATCTCATCATCAGATTCAAAATGTCCAGAAGCGTCTATAGTTTTTACTCTCTCATTAGTATATTCTACAATTTGTTGAAATTGTATTATAAGATTTTCATAATTATTTATTCTCCTTAAAGAATAAAATAACAATACACTTAAAACAATACTAATAATAGAGAATAATATAGTTAAAAATAATAACATATCAACCCCCTAATTAGAAAAAAGTTTATCAAACTCATTTTTAATCTCACCGACTTTTAGATTTTGTTTGTTAAACTCTTTTTTTGTTTCTTCAATTTTCTCTTGTTTCTCAACATTACCTTGAATATAATGTTGTTTTTCAGCTACAGTTGACATCCAATCACCGAAGTGTACAATATAATGTAAAATATTTCTACTATCACTTGACCTTCTATAATAGTCTTCGTTACCTGCATCAAACATACCATCCGACATTTTTATAGCTTTCCATACTTCAGCTGATATTTTAATGTTAAAATATTGTAGTAACCAAAGAGCTCTATCAGTTACACTTAAGTTTTCCATATCAGAATTATGTGTATAAAACTCATTTAGTTTTTTTCTTCTCCAATCATCGGTCTGTATCTTGTAGTATGGGTCATCCAAATCACCTAGTTTTCCCAAGTCGTGGAACATAGCAGCTAGTATCACATCTTCTTTTTCTGCAATTACATCAACGCCCAAACCAACAAAAAGTTCCCTTGTTTTTAAAGAAGTTTCAATTACTCTTAAAGTATGGTCTATCCAACCACCTGGGAAACAATTATGATAGTTAGGTCTACCCGAAGCAGGTGCCTCAACCATTCTATCTTCGAAGTGATTAAATAGATTTTTAATATTCTGAAGATTATCACCTTCAAAATTATCTTCTATTATTTTATTTAATTTATCCCAATTATGTTTTATATTTTCCGGTGTATTATTCATTGTCAAAAAATTCTCCTATTAAATTATTTTTATTTTTATCAATTTCATCGTAATGTAATCCATCATTTCCATTCTGACCTATGATATCAATTCTTTTATTTAACTCATCTTCTTCTATTTGTTCTTCGAACTTATAATTCATTATTAACAATTCTGTACCCTTATCTCTTGTACCATCCTTTTTAGTACCAGCTTGTTTAGTAAATTGTTTTTCTTCCCAAATAAATTCATTTTTTGGTAGCCATTCTTGTAATAGTTCAAAGTCATAATAAGATAATCCCCACTTTCCTTGTACATTTTTTAATTGTGTACATAATCTTTCGTGGTCATTTCTATCAAAGTCATGTTTAGAATAATAGTTTTCAGTTTTCCAATATGGTGGGTCTACATAAAAATATGTAGATGGTGAATCATACTTTTCAATGACTTCACCGAAATCCATATTTTCAGATATAGTTATATTTTCAAGTTGTCTCTGAAATCTATCATATTTACTTGTAGTTAATTTTTCTCTAAAAGTTCTAAATTTAGGTTTATACTTTCCTTTAAAATCTATATATTTAGCCTTTTCAGGTTGAGACCCTGAAAATATTTGAGTTAAAACAAATGCATATTTCATAGCAACTTCCTTACTATTATCATTTGTAATTTTAAAATCATCAGCAAATATTTCTTTCTGATATGAATTGAATGTATCTATTCTTGTCTGTAATACTTCTGGAGAGTCTGCGTTCTCTGTACCATATTGTTGACAATCGTGAGCATTTAATAATTCTCCAAGTTCTTTATAATTACTACCTCGTACATTTTCAAATAGATTCCAATTTAATTGATTGAAATCATTATATACTACATTTTTAAGGTTTGGATATTTATCTTCCATACAAAAATAAACCCAAAACATTCCACCAAATGTTTCAACATATGTTTCTATATCAGTAGGAATATATTCTCTAATCCATTTACCAATTATTGATTTTCCGCCTATGTAACTAATCATATTTTTTTTATCCTCTTTTTAATTTTTTTTATCGTTTTCAAATTTTTCGTACTAGTTATATACAGTTATAACAGTTAACAGTATTAATAAAGCTTATATTATATTAACTGTAAGATCATTATAATAACAGCTAATCCCATTGTAATCCACACTTTCAAAGTCATTGGTTCACCCAAGTACCAATATGTCATTATGGGAAATACTAACATTGAAGTAGCAAATCCCATAAATCTTACAGCCCATAAAGTACCGAATCCAAGATAACCCCATTTAGTACATAACCACATTAATATACTGATAGGTATACCAAGTAATGACATCCATAACATTGACTTATATCCTTCAGCCCATTTCCAAACTAATTGGGAATTTAACTGATACCAAATCAATATTTGACTTATAATGAAAACTATTGTAGAGATTATAACATATTTTATACTCATTTATTCTTTCTTTTTTTTGATTTTTTAGTATCTTCTTTTTTATTTACATCACGAACTTTTTCTTTCCATAAAGATTTGGACACATATCTCCAACCTTCGTGAAATAAATTTGCAGCTTTTTCATCAGAGACTCTAACGACATTAGAGCCATCCACACTCATCATACACTTCATTTGTGCTTCTCCTAATTTATGTAACCTTCAGTAATTAAATATTCTTCATTAGTATACTTATACATTGTGATATTATCATATCTGAATTTACTATTTGTTGTGAGTATATCTACTCGTTTGACCCATTTAGGATTCATTGTATCTCTTACTTGATACACACCATCCCATTTACCTGTACCTTCAATAACAATATAATCACCATAATCAAACGGACCTCCCCAACGGGCAATTAAATCTCTTGAAAGTGCAACATAACGATATTGAGTTGCCTTCTTTGGATTTATTCTTGTACCATCAGCTGTGATGTTTGGTGTCGAATCACATTGTTGTCGAGTTGGATTGTAAGTAGTGACTGTAACATCAAAAGCTATTTTATTAGCTTCTGTAAAACCACAATCATTTTCTAACTCCCAAACTCTTTCTTGTAACCTCATTTTCTCTTCGTGATATTCATCCATCATTCCAGAAAAATACCAAGTTATAAGTAACATTGGGATTATAGTTATCCCATATGCATATGAAGTCTTAATCATAAAGATTCTCCTATATTATTAAAATATACATATAACAATATACAACCTTTATGACATATAAGTCAAGCTTTTTATTTTTTTAATTTATAATAATAATCATCGCGGGATAAAGAACCATCAGTTGGTGTCTCTAAATCATTCTCTTTTATCCACATTGATATTGTATCTTCAGCTGATATTTCATCGATAATATTAAAAGATGGTTTATATCTCTTGAGTAATCGTCTAACTAGTGAATGTCTAACAACATCTTTTTCTTTAAATGAAGCTAAACCTACTCCGTGAATACCTGCGAATCTTTTGATTGCATCTTCTAAACCACTTTTATGTTTGGCTATATCAGATTGTTCCAAGTCACCTGTGATAATATATTTACTATGTTCACCGATTCTTGTTACAAACATTTTGATTTGTTCAGGTGTAGCATTTTGAGCTTCATCTAATATAACAAATTTATTAGAAAGTGTAATACCTCTCATAAAAGCCATTGGTATAACTTGAATGACATTACTTTCTTTTAATATTTCTAATCTTTGTTTACCGATAATCTGTTCCATATTATAATAAAACGACATCATAAATGGTGCTGTTTTTTCTTCTACATCACCTGGTAAGTATCCTATCTTTTCACCAGCCGCTTCTACGAGAGGTTTAACGATAACGATACCATCTATGTGTGAATCCTTATCACCTAACTCTCTTAAAGCTCTATGTACTGATAGATATGTTTTACCACAACCAGCCGGTCCGATTCCAAATGTTATATCTTTTGTAGATATAGTTTTGTAGAATCTTTTTTGTGCTGTATTCTTATACATCAATTCATCAAAGTTTAACATCTTTAAATCCTTTAATGCTTGGCGTTTATTATTTGTAGTATGATTATTTAATTCGGAAAGTGAAACCTTCTTTTGAGAACTTCTTGTTTTACTCATAACAATTTCTCCTATATTAACCTCTGTTGGTTTAATATAAATATTATATATATGGATGTTTCCACCAAATTAAATGCAAAAAGATGGGACTATTTTACTAGTCCCATCTTTTATTTGTGATTTATATCACTATTTTAGTCATTCCATAAAGATAAAAGAATGATTAGAACTAACAATCCTGTTACTCCACCACTTAAGAAAGAGCCAACAAGAGCAGATATATTAGCGATAATATCAGTACCTAACCAACCATTACCAAATACTACAGTTGATAAGATTGAAACTGATACTAAACCAGTTAGTACACCTGATATACCAGTTAATACATCACCTATTGTTCCAAATATATTTTTAATATTCATTTTTATTTCTCCGATTTATTGTTTATTATTTGAATGAATAACTTGCTCTAATAGAGAAGTCATTTTCGATTTCATTACCATCTGAATCTTTTCCAGATGTGAACTCAGAAACAACTTTCATATTGTCTGAGCATTTATACCCAACCCCATATGTCACAACTTCATCGGAGTTTAATCCGAGAAGTAGAAATGCACCTTGAGCTTGAGGTGGTGTTACCACTCCCCTTACCCAATACGCACCATCTGCCTCTTCTGACAAATCATACTCAAGAGATGTTGTGAATAGGTCATTACCTAAACTAACATCTACAAGTTGAGATTCGTTACTATTTAATGATAGTCCGAAATTCGAATCTATACCAGCAAAAGAAACACCATAAGAAAATCTTGATGCCCAATATAGTGAACCTTCTTCGGTTACTACACCTTCTTCATCAAGAACATCTTCTGTGCTTCCACCATAGAATAAATCAGCACCAACACCCCATTTGTTCAATCCAAATCCGACACCATTCGTAACGCTATGGTCTCTTGGAGTTGAAGCAAACCAGTTATTGGATGGTCTATGTAAGCCCCACGCTAATCCATATGGTTCTGCTTGACTACCGAATGTTAAAGTTAAAACATCTTCGATTACATTCCACGAATACTTCGCTTCTTCAATGTTAACTTCACCATCTGATAGATTTGTACTTAAAACCCATCCGTCACCACTAAAGGTTAATCCAGTATATGGACTACCGAATGTAGTAGCGTCACCAAAGGTAATGTCCGTGCTAAATTCGCCAGTCACAGACACGACAGGTTGTGTAGTTTCTGTAACTACTTCTTCAGCTCTAACAATACCAAACAATCCCAAACAGGCAATTGAAAAGGTGATTAGAGTCTTCATACTTAGGTTCTTCATTTAGTTTCTCCTTAACTATTAACTTACTCGTTTACCTACTTACTATTTTATTACATGCACAAATATGCAAAACTTTCCTACTATTTAATAACATTTGTAATAACATTGGATATTAACCAGGAAGAATCAGAGATTGATTCTTTTAGAAGTGTTGTTTATTTGTCTCATATAATAATACATTATAACCATTTTGTCTATATAAATATTAGATTTTTTTTAAAACGACCACTTTTTTTTGGTCTTTACATATAACCATATTGTATTGTAAACCATTAAATTACTTGCTTAAAGTAGTTGTTTAAGACTCCCCAACTTGACCAGGAGTTAATTTATCCTTATTTTTTCTTAATTCTTCTTCAAACTCTTTTAAGTCTTCAAAAGTGTCCATATATTCTTTTACTAATTCTTTTAAATCTTTAAATTTTCCATATTTTTCGTCTAAATTTTTTTCAGTAGTTGATAATTTTGACATATAATCTTCAGTAACATCTTCCATTGTTATGTCAATTTGTTGTAAAAACTTAACGATAGAATTACTTTGTTTCACTAACTTTACTATAACTGAACGATTATCAGCTGATATATCTTCTATGTGATTTATTTTAGCATTTATTTCTTTTAATAATTCTACTATTACTTCTTCTGTTTTCATAATATTACTCCGTGAGTTTATCATATATAAATATCATGTTAGAACAGAATAACAATGATAAATAAACTATTGACATAACAAATGTGACACAGATTAAACACATAATCCAAGGCATTATAAAAAGTATGTCTTTAATCATATTAAACTAAAGTCCAACCATCCTTAAAGTAAGGTTGTGCTTTTTTCCATTTTAAAATTTTACTATCACCATCTTTTTCTATAGTAACCTTTTCGTTCCTACCAATTTTTCGAGTAACTCTTTTTATGGTATTGCTTTTTAATTTTCTATCAAACATTGTTATACCATTTAAGTGGTCTATTTCGTGTTGTGCACAAACAGCTTCAAGTAAACTATCATCGTCTTCATCACTACCAAGTATAACTTCACCGTGATTAGCAGACCTTATAGTAACCCATCTGGCTCTATTTGTAGTAACAACCTTTTTAGGAAAAGATAAACAAGATTCAGGAACTAAAACATTCCCATCTAATTTTATAATTTCAGGATTAATAAAAGCTATAGGTTCTTTTACATTAATAACACACACTCTTTTATCAATTCCAATTTGATTTGCAGCTAATCCAATACCTTTATCTTTAAGTTCTTTAAATAATTTAACTGCGATATCTTCACCTTCTTGTAAGGTTGAAACTTCTTCACATTTCGTTCTTAATCTATCTTTATTATTTTTTATTATCAACTTACTAACCCTTTTATTTTATTTATAATTTTATTAAAAGTAGATACAGGGTCTTCCTTTACTACTTTTTGGTGACATTTTCCACCACAACATTTATCTTTTTTTTTAGAATCATTAGATAATAGTCTACTATCTATAATTTCTTTTAATTGGTCTTTACTTGGTGCACCTGCCTGTATAGCTGGTTTACCATCTTTAGGAATAAATACCAATGTAGGTACACTCCTAACACCAAATTGTTGAGATACTTCCAACTCATCTTCAATATTTAATTTATAAATGTCTATAGCACCATCATATTCTTTATCCAATTCTTCTAATATAGGATTTAATGCTTTACAAGGTCCACACCAACTTGCATGAAAGTCAAGTACTACAGGTTTTTTTCCAAGAAACTTTATTTCATCAGAATCTTTTACATTGGTGTCATATACATTTTTATCAAAATATAATTTATTTATGTTTTTTACCATTTAATTTTCCCCGCTTTTGTTTTTTTCTTTTTTTCCAATCACTTATTTGTTTATACAACTTTTCGTCTTTTGATAATTTCTTTTTCTTCTTTCGTGGTTTCACTTTTGTTGGTGGAAGAGTACCTTTTAAATCAGGTTGTTCTTTTCCTTTGTGAAACACATTACCATCCTTATCAACAAACTCATTCATCCACTGCCAACCTGGTGGTCTACCTGTTGGTTTATATTGTTTTGTTTTAAATGAATCAGGATATTTAATCATATCAATCATAGTTACACATTTACTACAAGTAATGTAACCAACTGGGTCATCTACCTTTTGGTAATCACAACAAAATTTACATTGCAACCATTTCTGTCCATCCTCATCTACATAAGAATGTCTTTCAGGTTTAAATGATTTAAATCCATTTTTCTTTAAGTTTTTTATATCATCTTCTCTTGACATACATTGTATCCTTTAATATACTACTTTTGATCTATATATGTCAAGCTTTAATTTTTTTTACGAGATTTTTTTTTCTTTACTCTTTTACCGAGTTTAGATTTATCGATAATCATACCATTTGACTCACCTTCAAAGTATGCAGAATGATTGTGTTTTACTTTACAATGATTAGGACATTGATATTTTTTATCTACTATAACTACTTGATTTTCATAGTGATAGGGTTGAGGTCCGTAATTATTTTGTATGTATCCTATAAGAAATGCTAATGCTATTAGTACTAAATCGCCGTTCCCATTTTGAATCCTCCTTCGGTTTCCACCATTTATCTATTAAAAACGCAATACCTATTCCGGCAACATCATAAGCTAAATCATATTTAGAAAATCCATCTCCACCCCATCTACCATATTTTTCCCAGGGTAATATTGCATCTATACATTCCTTTCCAAGACCTAAATAGAATGTGTATAATATAGATTCTTGTTCAGTATATCCTTTGTGTCTAAAGAAAAAATAAGCACCTGCACTTCCTACAAAGTGAGCTTCTTTATCCATCGTGAACTCGGCAGTATCATCTGCCCATCTCCACTTACCAAACTCTTG